GCTGATCATTTGCATGGTTGGAGACAGCATGTCAGTCTCCTTTCTTGGACCAAGGGAGGATGTCTGACAGCTTGGTGGTGCGGATCAATTCCACCGCCCGTTCACGACTGGCGTCAACGAGGTTGAGGCCGAACAGGCCTAGTGCGAATGCCATCACGGACATCATCTCTGGATCGCTGATCGCAAACCACGCAGCGAGGGCCGGCGTCCCGATGCCAGAGATGACCATGCCGCTCATCGCATTGAAGTACCGCACGCGCCACGTAGCACCAGGGATGCCGCGCAGGGAAATCACGGCACCGACAAGCCCGATGAAGAAGTGACTTTGAAAGACCTTGAGGACGAATGCGCCGATGGCACTCATGGCGGTATAGAAGCTGTTCGGGTCTTCGTTCACTGCGCAGCCTCCGGCCAGACCATCGGCGGCAGTTCGGCGATGAACGCTTCAGGAGTCGGCATGGTGCACGCGCCGGCCATCACGTCCGCAAGCACTTGCCTCCCTGCCGAGTAGCAGGATTCCATCCACAGTGCGAAGGCCTTCCCTTCGTCCTGTAGCGGTCCCGGGTAGCCAGCGCGCAGAGTGCAGGTCACGCGGTTGTCGTAGCCGCGCATCTTGGCCGTGGCGTCTATGAAGGCGTCCAGCGTGGCGGTGTACTGGGCCTGCAGTTCAGCAGGTGACGGAGGCACAACCGGTAGATCGGCGTGCTCGGTGGTTTGGCCTGTCTGGGCGTTGTATTCGTAGCGCGCCATCTCAGCTCCAAGTGGCCCATATGGATCCAGCGTCAAAGGCGTCAGCCCCGGAGCGAGACAGCGCGATGCGATCCAGTGCGCCAGGGAGATCAATGTATCCTGTGGTCCAGACAAGGCCACCTGCCACACGCGATGCCAGCCCTTGGCACTCCCACCGGTTTGTGCCGGGCTTTCTGAACAGAGTTACCATCCCGCGCATCGTGGTTGCGGCTGCATTTATGGATACCGGGAATCCATCAGTGATGGCGCCTGAGAATGTCCCGGCTAATATGTCATAGGACGCAGATTCAGCGTACCCGGTGACAACTACCCCGGCCGATGTTCCGGCCTGCACCAGCATGGGCTGCGTGCCAGTGGTGCTCACCGCATCCAGATGCAGTTCCACGCGGGTTGCGTAAGCCGGGATGCCTGTGATGACATGAGACGTCCCAGACGTGGTGGCGACGACAGCAGAAACCTGGCGTTTTGCCTGGATCCACTCGGTGCCGTTCCACGTCTCGTTGCAGCCCAGCGTTGAGTTGAACCGCGTGTATCCAGCGGCCGGAGATCCATCGCGCTGCGCCGTGGTGCCGGATGGGAGCTTCGCGCTGCCCGTGGCACTGGTGATGCCGACCACTTCGCTAACTCTCGGGGCCTGCGATCCAGTGGCGCCAGCGGGAACGGAAACAGCGCCCGCGAACGTCGCTCCAACAAGAAGCGCAACCTCGGAAGCCCGGGGAACGTTTGCCCCGGTAGCACCAGCAGGAACAGCCAGCGTGCCCGTCATGGTCACGCCACCAGCCAGCGGAACCACCTCAGATGCCCGCGGCACGTTGGAGCCTGTGGCTCCTGCAGGTACCGCCAGCGTCCCGGTCATCGTCACGCCGCCCGCCTTTGGAACGAACAGCGCAGGGTCGAACGTCGCCGCCGTAACCGCGCTGGCCGCAGCCTCTGCCGCCTTGGTGGTTGCGATGACGGCCTGAGCTGTTGCGATCACCGCCTGAGCCGTCGCGTCATCCTCTGACGACTGCGCCGCATCTCTCGCGGCCAGCGTCACGTCCCGCGCTTCCAGCGTGGTGTCCATCGCCGCAACAGCCGATTGCTTGGCCTCGATGGCCGCGTCCATCTGCGTCTGGAAATCAGGTTTCCCGGGGTACGGCGGCAGCATGGCGATGTCGTGCAGGAACGCCGCGGCCTCGTTCGGTACCGATGCCGTGATGCGCTGCGTCTTGCCCGTGGTGCTGCGCATCTTCACGTCGTAGACCGATTCCGTGGTGCCGAGCTGGTTCGGCCACAGATCGATCACGCAGGAACCGGTTTCATCCGCAATGCCGCTCACCCGCTCGGGCACCACGAAGCCTTCATAGACCTCGTACCGGTTCAGGCTGAATTCGAACGAAGCGCCCGGTTCGGGCTCTCCATCCTGGCCGTGCATGGTGCACGTCACTGAGCAAACTGGAAGACTCATTGCAGCCTTTCTGTGATGGCGTTGAGGCGGTCTATGATTTGTGCGGTCGTGGCCGTGGCCGGCAGCGGCGCGAGCCGGACAGCGTTGCGCGCCTGACCGGTGATTTCGTCCAGCGTCTGTTTCACGGCGGACATCACCAGATCAGTTCGGATGTCGCCCGTGTGAACGCTGGGGATGGCTGGCTTGCTCATTGCGAAGCCCTGGCGAGTTCGGCCGTGGACTCGGCCACCGTCACGCTGTAGACGCCGACCGATGCGCCGATGCCGATCCTCAGAATCTCTTGCTTGAGACCGGCCGGCAGCTTGAACGGTTTCGAGTTGCTGACCTCGCGCGAGAAGATCGGCGTGTCACCGTCGTAAATCGTGAACTGCACGCGACGGAACGACAGCAGGTCCAGCAGCCACAGGTGCGTTCCCCCCACAGGAAGCACGCCGAACGGTTCGCTACCGAAGTAGCCGCCGACCGCATCCGGCCCGCCCGCGAATATCACAGCGTTGGCATCGTCCAGCGTGGTGTCTGGTTCCACGATGTCGCCGAACCGGGCGTGCACCTGGGCGACGGAGAAGTTCCTTGGCTTGTCGAGTTGAATCTCCGAGCTGCGCCACTCGGAAGGGTAACGCGCATCGTCGCGCGCGTCCCAGCGGTAGACCTTTTGATCCTTCAGGATGTACAGCTCGCCGTCGTAGTCGTTGCGGTACAGGTGCTCCGCCGTCTCGTCCACGAACACCACGGAATCGAGTTCCGGGATGTCGGCCACCATCATCCTGGCGCGCTCGGAGCCGACCGGCGTGTGCACGGCGTAGTACTGGCCGTCGTGGTAGGCCGCATCGAACGTGGCCGGCGAGTTGGTGCGCCACTCATCCTCGCGGTACAGGCGCTTGGTCAGGTTCTCCACCCGGCCAGCCGTAGCCAGCCACAGGCCATCGTGGCTCGGGTAGATGCAACCACCGCCCACGTCCACGGCACCGCGCTTGCTCACGCACGGCGCATAGGTCTCCATGATCGACGGGCTCATGGATTCCGGATCGGAGCCGGTCAGCAGCACCGGGTATTTGTCGGTCAGCACGATCACCGAGTTGCCGGCCGGGAAGATCGCCACGCCTCGACCAACGAAGCTGTACCGGTTGGAGACCGGGTAGCTGTGCGGCTGGTATGGGACCGAGAAACACACTTCATTCCCGGCCAGCAGCACCGTGCAGCCGTTGGGCAGCGTGATCATGCTCGTCGCGTTCTTTGGCGGCGGCAGGTGGTCAGCGGTCTGGATCGGGTCGCCCGTGAGAACGATCGTCGTGTCGCTGTAGGTCGTCGTGGCGGCTGGAATCTCGGCCAGGAAGAAGAATTGCGCAGCGGTTCCGTCGGTGCGGTAGATGCGCTTGACCATGCCCGTCGTGTTGATCGGCGCATCGCGGTCCCACGTCCCGCCCGACGTGTAGGTCTGAGCGGTTTCCAGCTGGAACACCACGTCGTCTCCGTCCACGCTGGAGATGCGGTGCGCTCCGTTCAGGTCCGTCATGCCGCCGACGCTGGCCATCGTGAGCGTGTCGAACGCTGCCAGGCCGAAGGCGGTGTCGAACGTGGCCGTCACGTAGCCGGGCGACGGCGTGCTGTTCGCCACCGCGGTGATGGTGCCGCTGTTCGGTGGCGCGGTCTGGATGCCTGTCAGTTCCCATGCACCATTGACCAGTCCGCTGCGCAGTGTGGTTGCCGGCGACGGCCCGGACTCTTCGCCCAGCGCGGTGACGAACGTGAAGGCATAGGAACGATCCACTGTGATGCCGGCGCGCGACCACGTACCGCCCGAGGTGTAGACCTGTGACGTGACCAGCGGGAACACCACGTTCAGGCCAGTGATGCTCTCGACCACCAGCGTGGTGTTCAGGGAGGTCATGCCGCCCACACTGGCAAACGTCACCGAGTCGCCGATGGCCAGGCCCTCGACGGTGTTGAACGTGACTTGCACCTTGTTGGCCGATGGCGTGTTCGCGACCGCCGCCGTGATTGTTCCTGACGACACGTCGGCCGTCAGAACCGGTGCAGAGGATGGCAGCGGAAGACCGAGCGCGTACCACGCATCCGGGTAAGGCCCGCCTCCGTTGATCGCCACCTCGTAGGTGCTCATGCGAGGCTCGTGATCGTCCGAGGTCCAGAACACCCGCCCATCGGCATCGTTCGCGATCAGGCTGGCCACCACATCGGCATCGCCGGGAAACGTGAACCAGTTGTCCACCGTCGAGCGGTCAGCCTGGGTGAACCGGTAGCGCCAGATCGTCCTGATCGCAGCAGCGAGCGAGGTGTGCGACAGCGCCAAGCCACGCAGCGGATCGATGCGACCTGACGTGATCTTGATGTTCGTCGCTTCGCTGGCGAAGTTCGGCGTCAGCAGGCGCCCGCTGGTGCGTGGGACTGTCCCACGGAAGCCCTTGATGGTGATCGCTGCCACGTTCAGCCGCCCTTGATGATCGGGAGGTAGGCCCGGGCGTAAGGTCGTGCTTCCGTCGCGTCTCCGCTCGATGTGACGCTGACCGTGTGGGCGTGGGAACCGGCAGATGATGTGCTCGCGCTGGCTGCGGTCACGCCCGTGACGTAGTTGATCGAAAGGCCACCGGATGCATACCCTGCGCTGGACGTACCAACGGAACCAAGGCGCGACTCGCTGTGCGTGTGCGCACCGGTGCTACCTGTTGATGCCGCGTGCGTGTGGGTCAAGTTCACAGGCGCCTGAATGGCACCGACAGCCAGCGCCCCACCGGACGCCCGGATAAACCGGTTGTTCGTCACATCGTTGGGCAGGTTGAACGTCGTGGTGCCGTCTCCGATGCCGTGGTCTGTTCCGATGAGTGCGAACAACAGAGGGTGATCTGTGCGCGAAACAGCCTGTCCGTTTCGGATCAGCCAACCCACAGGAGGCGTTGCAGCCGGCCAGTAGGCGATGACACCCGGAGGGATAGAACCACCACTGACCAGCGCCAGCGCATTGGTTGCCACCGTCTCGGCTTCCTGCGCCGCGAGCAAAGCCGCCTCAGCGTTGGAGATGGCCGACACCAGATCGTTGGCGCTGAACGCCTGATAGGCCACAGCCCCCACGCCCCAGATCCTGGCCGTGGTCCCGTCCAGCGCCCGGACCACGTTGCTCATGACATCCGAACCACCGGCCCGGGTGCGAACGCCGACGATTTCGATCTGACCAGAGACATCGGTGATGAACAGCTTGAACCAGTCATCCACGCTGAACAGCGGACCCGTGTCGGTGTCTGCCACCGGGAACAGATCACCGTCGCCTGACTGAACGCTCAGGGATGTGTCCGCCGCCGAGATGCCAGCGGCAAGCACCGTGCGCGCGTTGTTGGAGAACTTCTGGGTCATGCGAATTCCTAGTGTTCAGAATGCAAAAACCCGCCGAAGCGGGTTCTTTGAGGGTGTGGCAGTGACTCTATTGCTGGGTCAGCACGCCCGATCTGGCGGGGATGGAAGCCGTCGCTGGAGGGCTTCGGTATGGCGGGGTGGGAGGTGGTTACGCCCATATGAAAGCATGTGGCTATTCCCGCAGCAACTCGTTAACCGTCACGGCAATTGCTTGGTTTCCCGGCGTCGTGTAGTGGGTGTTGTCCGTGCCAAGGAAAACTGCACGAGTGCCCGTCCCGCTACCTGCATTCCCCGTACCATGCAGCCATTTCGTGCGCTGCTTCCACCAATGCGGCCTAGGACCAGCGTCCGTTCCCATTGGCCCCTGAGTCGGCGTAAGCGACACCGGGGCATATGCAGCCAGCTCCCAGATCGCGTTATTCACTACAACTCTGGCCCCGTTCGCCATCAATCCACCCGGATACGCAGATGGTGTGACAGCCTGATCAGCGCCACCAATGGGATCAAGATATTTATCGACGTAGGAATTTCCGTTTACCGCAGAATAGACCAGTCTCGCAGTGACAAGTGATGCGAGCAACGTCTTGTCTGTGCCGGTCGGTTGCGGTCCGATAACACTTGTGGGGCAATTATGCGCCGCTCTATATGCGGTGATTGTTGAGGACACTGCTTCGGCGATCCCTGAAAGCCCGTTGTCGTTGATTCCTCCGAATAGCATGTGCTCATCAGGTGCAAACAATTCAACGTTCTTGATCCGTGACGCATGGCCATATGTTTTCAGGATTGATGCCCCTCCGTCATTCACATATCCGGTGCCACCATACCCGTTGTTCAGAACGTCGAACCCGTAACGGACAGCAAGTATGCCTGTAAAAGCGTTGAATGCGTTTGACGAGTTCATCGCAGACCCAGTCACAAAGGAATCACCAGTTATGGCGACTTTTCTGGCCTGTCGCTCAGACGGGATGATTGCACCGTTCGCACCACACGCGACTCCGACGAGGCCCAGAACATTGCTCGCATACACAGTGACAAGATTCGGCCCGTCATCTGGCAAATCGATGTCCAGAGACGTGAAGATGGTGAATCCACCGGATGTGTATGCGACTGGCTCAGCGGTGGCGGGTTTGTCGTTTACAAAAATCCAATAATGCCGCTCAACAGGATTCCTCGCATAAAACCTGAGTGACAGTTTGTTGCCAAAGACCATTTGTTCAACGCCGATTAGCGCATCTTGTGGATTTGCAGTCAGGCAGAAGTGCATATCCGTCGCTGGTGCTATCTCTGTCGCGCAGCCCAGAACCTTACAAGACGTAAGCGGAGAAAACGCCACTGTGAATCCTGCCGCTATCGAATTCGCAAGTGTCCTGATCGTTGTGGTTACGCCAGCAACAACTACCGACAGGTCGCGCATCAAAGGATACGGTTGGGGGACTTTCGGTGTCCTGTCTGCCCCAATCCCCGCCCGCACGCTGGCACGCTGCGCAAGGGTCGGAGCAGCTCCGCCGATCTGCATTGCGCCGGTGGTGGGGTCGAGGGTGAGGCCGTTCACGACGGCTTGTGAGTCGCCAGCGTCTTCGAACTCCGCGAAGCGCAGCATCTCTGTCGCCACGGCATCATCGAGCACCGTGTCAACCTTGCCCGGCGTCCAGATGATCTGCGTGCGGTCGAAGAAAGCGTCTTCGGTGGGCTTGGTGCCGATGTACTTGATGTTGCGCATGGTGGTCCTTGTTGATCAGTTCTTTGGAGCGACAGCGGCGCTCGATTGCAGTTGCACGCCCAGCAGTTGTTCTGCGCGCGCCAGGTAGCTGGATGCGAGACTGGGGTTCGCTTCACCCTCCAGATCGGTCAGCATCGCGTAGGAGGTCGAGACGAAGATCAGGGCGGTTGCCCATTCATCGCGTAGCGAGATGTTCCCGGTCGCCGTGCTGGAAGCTGCCCCAGTGGGCTGTGTGATGTCGATGGGGTAAAGCGAGGCTTCTAGTTCGATCGACACACCGGTTGCCGCGGCTGGCGGGTAGAGCCAGAATGACCTCGGAACCCGCTGGTCGTGCATGAAGTGCTTGATTTCGATGGAACCCTGCTTGCTGCGCCAGTTCGGCTCGCTGGCGTCCAGCATCTCCATGTCCACCTTGGTGATTCGGCGCTGATTGCCTTCTGCATTCGCAGGCACGTCGATCAGCACAGAGGCTTCCTGAGGCAGCGCCTGCTTGGATCCGGCTACCGGGATGAACTGGAAGTTCGAAGCCGTCACGTCCGGCCGCACGCTGTGAATGTCGCGCTGCGCCCGGTTGACGAAACCCGCCACGTCGGTAGCCGGGTAGCGGTCGCCGTTCAGGTCGTTCAGGTTGCGCTGCACCTCGCGGATGATGTAGGCGGACGTGGTTGCCATGTCAGAGCCCTGCTTTCGTCACGCGGTGGTGTTTCGAGCGCATGAAGTTGAGGTTCGCCGCGTAGTTGATGCGGCTCATGAACGCCTGACCATCCACTGCAGCCTGCGTCATGTCGAACCACGCGGTACGCGGCATGCGCTGCAGCATCGCCCTGGCGCCGGCTGCGATGGCGTCGGAGTACATCGAGAACACCTCATCGTCCACACCGATCCCGTCCGCCGAAGGCTTGAGGTGCAGCGTCATGCTGATCTCGTCGGCTGCGGTGGGCACCGGGAAGATGCGGTATTCGAGCTGGTTGTCCTGATACAGCGTGTCGTCGTCGGGCGTGTTGCTGTCCCAGTCCTCGGGCAGATCGTCCGAGGTCTTGATGTCGTATTCCTTGCCGTTGACGCGCACGCGGCCGACCTTCACCAGCTCGGTGCCGAACGGCATGTCGAACTCGAACAGGGTCTGGCCGGAGACATAGACCAGTTCGGTCTGCTTCCAGCACAGCGTCTTGTGGCAGAACTCGCGCGCCGCATCGATCAGGGCCGTGTCCACGACCGGGATCGGGCAACCCAGCACGTAGGGCATCACACGCGGGTGGAAATCGACCCAGAGCTTCATATCAGCTCTTCACGGGGAATGCTTCGGCCAGCTTCTGGCGAATCTTCTCTTCGCCGGAGTTGCCCACGGCGATGTCGAGTTCTTTGGCCAGGGCTTTAAGCGTGTCCTTGTCGAGGCCGTCCAGTGCGAGCGGGCCGCTGGAGGTCTGCATGACGTGCTTGCCGGCCAGCTCTTCAGGGCCTTTGTCGCCTTCCGGTGTGGCGACTTGTTCGTGATCGGGTTCGACCGGGATCGGTTGCACCGTCACGGCATCGGTCAGCGTCAGCGCTTCAGGCTCTTTCACAGCAGCACCATCGATCAGGGAAAACACGTCCTGGTGCTTGAGCATGCGAGCGCACAGACCAGCGTCTTCGATGTCGTGCTCAACGCCTGGCCCCCAGGTCTTGCCGGTCTCGCCCTTGAATGCGTCCTCAAAGCCCTTGAGGCCAACGTACTTGATCTTCATTTGGTGCTCCTGTGAAAAAGCCCCCCGGCCTTGTGGGTCGGGAGGCTTCTCGGTTCCTGCTTACTTCACGCCTTCGGCAGCGCCGACAGCGATCATGCAGATGTCGCCGGCAGCGAACGTGGCCGAGTTCGTGGCGATGGTGATCGTCACGTAGACGTCCTCTTCGAACTTGATGGGTTCGAAGGAGCAGTGCAGCGTGCCGCCACCCTGCGCCGTGGTCTGGCCGGCGGCGGCAAAGTAGGTGGCATTGGCCGACAGCGAAGAACCGGTGGTAGCTGCGCGGTAGCCCACGCTGAACACGATTTCCGGGGTTCCGGTGTCGAGGTCATCGCTGCGGATGTCCAACATGCCCAGGCGCAGGCCAGCGGGCAGCAGGAAGTTCACCACGTCGCCATCGGTGGGGTTCGCTGCCACCGAGTAGGTGTCATCGATCATCACCGCGCGGCCGTCGCCGGGCATGTTCTGAGGCGCTTTGGCCTTTTTGCCGTAAAGATGTGCCATGTTTGGCTCCTATGAATGTGAGGGGTTGGAAGCAGCGGGCGTCAACCCGCCGCTGTGTTCATCAGACGTTGCGCTTGCGCACCACGCTGTTGATGACGGCCACACCGAAGTCGGTGGGCTCCAGATCGCCATCGGCGTTCGGCAGGCTCCAGCGGAGCTTTTCTTCCACGCCCATGATTTCGCCGGCCAGTTCGAGGTTGCGCTCGAAGTTGGTGCGGGCTTCCAGCAGCGAGTAGGTTTCCTCGCTGGTCTGGTTGCCACCGGAAACCACGGCCAGGGCTTGGGCGCCCAGGAAGATCGAGGTCGCCACCTGGTGGGTGGTGGACAGGCCTGCGGCCACGGTCACATCGGTCTCGGTGGCCGTCAGGCGGTTGGCCGAGGTGATGTGCTTGACCAGATCGCTCGCGTCGTGGCGGATGGCGTACTGCATCTTGCGGTGCAGGATGCCGTTCCAGAAGATCGGCGCGCCACTGAACAGCGGGTGCTTGCCCAGTTCGCCGTACTTCGCGCGCTGCATGGCTTCGGCTTCGAACTTGCGCAGGTTGCCGGTCGCCGTGGTGTCGGTCAGCAGAGCGTCCCAGGCCAGGGAGTCGTGGTACATCACGCCCTTGATCGGGTCATCGCCAGCGGCCGGGTCACCGGGGATCATGATCGGCGCCATGCGCACGGTCATTTCGTCCCAGATCGCAGCGAACTCGTCCAGATGCGACAGCTTCAGGGCGTCGGTCGTGGCCACGGAAGCCAGTTGCGCGCCGCCTTGCGTCAGGCTGGAGCCGTTGACCACCCAGTGGCGGTTGTAGGTCGGTGCCTTGATGGCGTTGACCATCATGTCAGCGAACTCGGCATCGCTGGCCAGGGGCAGAACCCAGTCGGTGCCGTCCTGCTTGCCGCGAGCGCCGGCCAGGAGGGCCAGGCAACGCTGCCAGCGGAACGCCGGGATACCTCGCTTGAGCTGGGCCAGGGCATTCAGGCGCATGCTGTGGGGCGTGCGTTGCTGAGTCATGCGACCGCCAGCGGACACCGGGATGGTGGCCATATCGAGCGTGATGTCCTTGGAGCTGTACTTGAGCGCGGCGCCTTTGCCTTCGGCGTTGGTGTCACCCATCACCGGGCGCAGCTTGACAACGTGTGCGCAGTCGATCTGCACCACATCGCCAGGGCCTTTGCTCAGTTCATCGACGCGGACGATGGGCATCTCGGTCGTGGACTGCTGCTTGAGCTTGCGCATCGCGCCGTCGTGGGTGGGCATCGGGCCGGTCAGGGCCGTCATGGGGGTTGGCTGGCGAACAGCCATGGCGGACAGTGCCTTCGAGAACTGCTTGTTCGCGAGTGCGGAGCCGCGGGGAACGGAAGTCTGGGACATGGAAAACTCCTAGATGGATGTGTCCCCTGCCTTCACTGCGTGGCCGACAAACTGGCGAGGACTTCCTCGTCGGTCATACGGCTGTAGTTCAGGGTCGGGGCGGATGCGGGTTGACCACCGCCGAAGTCGCTGATGCTTTTCGGCCTAGCGGGCTTGAGCGCAGCAATGGCGGCGGCGGGATCGGTACGTGGTGCGGGTGGTGCCGCTGGATTGGGAGCAACGGGCTTCACACCGAACGCGCGCTTGGTGCGTTCGACGGCTTCAGCGAAGCGTTCAAGAATCGGCTTTCCGGCCCAGTCGGGATCGACAAGCAGCGAGGCGTCGTAAGCGATGGCGCGCTGCAGCTTGTCTTGTGCATCTGGGTCGTGCTGCCAGTTCAGGAGGTCCGGCACTTGGTCCACGAGTTCCTGCATTGCAGTGTTGAACTCGATGGGTTGAAACTCGGTGCTGGTGGTCGCTGGCTGCGGCACTGCGGCGCGCGTCTCGGCGATCTGCTTGGCGAGTTCCTGCTGTTTGACGTAGAGCTTGTACTGGGCCGGGAAATCGACTTGCATCGATGCCAGCTCTTCCGGGGTGAAGTCCTGCTCGCTGGCGGCAACGGGTACCGCCTTGCGCAGTTCTTCGATTTCCTGGCGCGCCTTTTCGAGTTCCGCCTTGGTCCGCGCCTCGGAGCGGCGTGCGGCGCGCAGTGCGGCCTTCACATCGCCTTGAGGATGTTCCGTGGCGGGTTTGTCGTCGGAGGGCTTCACATCGGACGGTGCCGGTGCGCTCGCGTCAGGCGTGACAACTGGTGCAGGGTCTGGCGTTGCCACTGGGGCGGCGTCGGCCGGTGCACCGTCTCCCGTGGCTGCATCGACGGCTTGCATCTCACCGTCGTCGTCGGCCAGGATGGCGCTCAGGATCTGTTGCTCTTCACTGTCAAACGTGGGGTGTGCGGATTCGTTCACTGGTTGCTCCTGTCTCGTTTACGGTCGATCACCGAGCCTTGCGGCACCGTCCTGATCCACACCCGGCGCGTGGACGATTCGCTTCCGGGTGGCTTCCGCGGGGTACACATCCATGCAGTGCGGGGCTGCGGGATGGCGCAATGCAAAAAGCCCGCACTGGGCGGGCTCTTGCGATTGATGGGGGTGGATGTCAGGCTGCGGCTTCTGCCAGCACCTGTTCCAGAATCTGGTCTTCGTTGGCCGCGGCGTCGGCGCGTATGGCCTGCTCGGTCTTGGCCATGGTTTCGGCGACGTTCGCCTGAGGTTCGCCGGCTTCGATGCGCTGTTGGATCAACGCGGCGTTGGCCAGGGCCTGCTGTGCACTGGCCCGGTTGCGCTCAGCAGCGGACACCTGAACGTCCAGCGTGGCAGCGGCGAGTTGTTCCTGTTGCTCCATCTGAGCCTGCTGCATGCCTTGCTGCTGCTTCTCGGCGTTGGCCACGGCTTCCTTGTCGCTCGGGTCGGGCAGGCCGGACACCTTGCGCAAATCGGCGGCGACCTGTTCGCGGTTGTTGACGCTGGTCGATTCGATGTAGGCCGGGGCCAGCACAGCGATGGCCTGCGGGTTGTTTCCCAGCGCCTGGATGATCTGGGCAAGCTGCTGCTGGCTCTGCTGACGGTAAGCTGGGGTGTTCGGGACTTCGGCCAGCGAGGTCTTGATGTGGGCGTCACCGACCTGATTGACCGGCATGCCTTCTGGCGTCCAGTCGTTGAGCACCACCACGCGGCGGGTCTTGCCGGTGCCGACCGGAACCTGTGTGCGCTCGCCCTTCAGGTCTTCCAGAATCTCGTCCACAGCCAGCTCGAACGCGATGCGGCGCGCATAGCTGTAGTTGTCGTTCATCTCTCCCATGGACTGCTCGCCCTGCTCGATCAGCATGGAGTTGGCAATCCCGGACTGCACCTGAGCGCTGCCCAGTTGGTTGGTGTAGCGGCCGGCCGTGGCCTGGATCAGTTCCTTGCTGTCGGCCATGATGGCGAACTGCTCGGGCTGCATCTGCAGGTCGTTGCGGATCTTGATGGCCGTCTGGTTGCGGTTCTGACGGTTCGGGTTCGTGATCGCCACGAAGTCCGGGCGCATGACGTTGGCGGCGATGTCGTCAATGGTGTTGAACTCGGTGTCCAGCGCATCGCTGTCCATCTCAACCTGGCGGGCCTTGAGCATCCACTGAACGCGCAGTCGGCGCTCGTTGTATTCGTCCTGCGGCGCGATCATGCCTTCGATCAGGCCGTAAGGGCTTGAGTCCTCGTCGTCTCGGAAGGCGAAGAACGGGACATAGGGGAAGTGGCGCTTCGTCGTGCCTTCATCGATCAGTCGGTGCGGGCCGGCGTACAGCGCGCGGCGCACCTGGCTGGTGATGCCCTTGGACAGCTTGACAAGACCGCGGGCAACTGCTTCGACGTGGCGCGGGTCCTTGGCGTCGTAGGGCACATTGCGCCCGCCCAGGTGCAGCACCACGACTTCAGCCGGCACACGGTACCAGACCTCGTACAGCCGGATCATCTTGCGCGCGCTGTCGAGCCAGTCCCATTTCTTGACGGTCAGGGCGAAGCGGGATTCGTTCTCATAGGCGCTGGCTAAGTCGTAGCTCTCGGGCTGGCCCAGATGCGATCCGTCGTCGTCCATGCCTTCTGACCAGCCGGAAACGCTCTGACGCAGGATCGCGCGGTGTTCCGGCATCCCGGCTTCCACCTCATCCAGATCGACCATGCGCGAGCGAACCACCCAGCGGCAGCGGTGATCGAGCGTGACGCCCTTCTGACCGCGCCAGTCCCACCACATTTCATCAACCGGCACGGACTCAAAGCGGTACGGGTAGGCCAGCGGGTCGCTGCTGCGGCTCACATGGACCCAGCCAAGGCCCTTCTTCACCATCGAGGCGTAGGCTTCCGAGACGGCCATGTGGGCTCGTGTCTCGCGCTCCAGTTCCTTCAGCTTGTAGCTGGTGACTTCGGCCACGTCGGTGTGGCTGTCGTCGTCGGCTTCCACCTTCACGTCGGTTCGGCTCTTCGCTTCCTGGCCCAACACCGAGTTGATGACCGGGCGGATCAGGTTGATCGCGCGCTCTTCAAGGTCTTCCTGGCGGATGTTCCAGCGCTGGGTTTCGCTCAGTTGCTTGCCGTCGTAGTAGGCGTTGGCCAGCTTGGCGCGAAGCCTCCATTCAGGCTGCTCCATGCAGTCGCGGAGCATCCTTTCGAGGGCGAAAAGTGAGAACGCACCTTTCCCAGCGAAGTCGCGCGACGTGTCGCCGGAGCGGTCTTCGTAGGGGGTGGTTGGTTTCATCAAATACCTCGTCTGCGTCGGAACGCTGCAGCGCTCGACTTGCTTTGTGTGAGTCCGCGCATCTCGCGGTAGGCCTTTGCAACCTCTTCGGTGTCCGTCGAATGGACCGTGATCGCCGCAGTGCCTTCGCCGCCACCCAACATGAGGTATTGGCCGGCTTCCGCGCTGTGACTGAAAGAGTTCTTCTCAGGCACGTCGCGATAGCGCTCTTCGCCGGCAATCTGCATGCGGCGGAACTTATAGGCGCCCTGCATGGCCTTGCGGGTCACCTTGCAGTCGCTGTGGATCAGGAAGCCTGGTTCACCATCAATCAGCCGGCGCAGCGGGTTCGCCACAGCCTCGGTTCGGATCGCGAAGTCGTTCGTGTGCGCCGGCTCTGACTTGAGCCCGTTGGCCTCCAGAAGCTGGAACACTGTGCGCTCTTCGCTGTCGCCGACCTGGCGCTGATCGCCGGCCGGGTCGCCCGTGATGCGTCCAATCGTGAAGCCTTCCAGGCGCTCGCGGATGAAGTCCTTCAAGGCGTTGGCGAAGCGGATAACCCCGGTGTCGGTGGTCACCAGCTCATGCCGCCAGCGCCATTGCCCGTTCACCATGCGTTGACCGAAGATCGCGGCCGGCGTCAGACCGAAGTCCAGGCCGATGTGCACCGGCAGGCCTTTGACCAGCTCGAAGTCCTTACAGTGCACCGAATCTCGATAGTCCGGGTAGACCGGCTTGCCATCGGCCACGAAGCCGTATTCGTTGGCCAGGTTGACCTTGATCCAGCTTTCCGACTTGCCCTGTGCTCCCTTGACGTAGTATCCCAGCGGCAGGTTCTGCACGTTCTCGGCCAGCGGGTTCAACTCCCACGGCGCATCGGCGCTCTTGCGGGTCAATCCGCCCGGCTGCTTCAGGAACAGCCAGCCCTCGGGTTTGAGTTCTTCGCTCAGGCGGTAGAGCCAGTGGTCGGTGTCGGGTGCATTGGTGTCTCCGAACATCCCGTACCACGTCGGGTTCATCGGGAATCGGCCGATCCGCAAGTCCACCATCTCCAAGATCGGGAACATCAGTTCCTTGACCTCGTTGAGCCATGCGAACGTGAGCTGCATGCCGCGCAGCTTCTTGACGTGATCCGGTCGGTCCAGCGCCAGGAAGATCATCTCGGCGTCAACCGTGGTGCCGTCGTCCAGCTTGAACTTGAGCCGATGGGTCGGAGGCTCCAGACCACCCTTGGAGAACTTCCCCAGGTCGCCGAACATCTCCAACCAATCCTTGATCGTCGTACCGAACAGGTCCGGGTAGGTGTTCCGGATGGCCAGGCCACGAGTTCTTCGCACGCCTTCTGCGTCGGGCTCCTGATCCAGCATCACGCGGAAGCTCTTCCAGCAGCTCGCGTTCGTCTTGGACGATCCAAGCGGGCCGGTGATGATGGTCCGCTGCTCTTTGCTCAACAGGTAACGCTCAAGCGTCGGCCCCTGTGGCTTGTAGGCGTACTCGATTTCAGCCATTTTCAGGCGTTTTGAATACTTGAGAATTACACGCACTGCCTATGCAATGGTGTTTTCCCGAGATTTCCGAGACCTGAACGGCGCGCACTGAACACATTGGTATCAATTCACGCCTTGCCGGTGAAGTCTTTGACTCGGACGGTCGGCATCGTCAGCTCGATCTTGTCGTTGTACAGACCCATGTGCCGGAACATCTTGTCCATGGCCGAACTCTTGTCGTGAAGCTTGACCTCAAGGCCATCCTTCGTCTCTTTGATGCCGGCGAACAGGCTGGCTGCGGCCTTACTGACCTTGCTGGTGTCCTTGAACACTGTGCGGCCAACGCCTTCGCCGAAGCATTCAGGGCATTCAGGGTTCGCTTCCAGCCGCTTGTCGTAGCCGATTCCGCCCTGCGGATCGAACTCACCGGGAACAGGCTTGCCGTCCTCAATGGCCTTCTCGCACCTGTCGGAGTAATCCGCCTCGTAGCGCTCAAACTCGCCGGCTGTGCGCTGGTAGCGGTGATCCTTGCCCCAGCAGTGCCTGCAGCAGCCGACGCGGTATTCCATGAACTCGCGCGGGTCGGCGGTCATGATCGCCCAAGCCTCCCGCAAAGTAGCTTCTGCCGATACTTGTGCCGCTTCAATGGCCGGTTTCCTCAAAGCCGTGATACGTGCTGCAATCTTGCTGTCATCAATCAGGTCTTTCGCCCTGCGATTGATCGTGGCTGTATTGCTCTTGGATGCGTCGTATGCCCTGCGATAAGCCTCGCTTGCGTTCCCTGTTTCAAGGTACGCGATGCAGAACGCTTCCTGCTTTGGCGTGAGCGTCGATGGAGCGGGTGCTGATGCCTGCGGCTTGGCCTTTGTCGAACGTGAAGGCTTGGTTCTGCTTAATTTTTGAGCAGAAGCCAGTTTCGCAGCCAGTTTTGACATCTCAGAACGCGGCGATGCGCTCGGCCAGGACGGAGCTGAGTTGGCGCTGCAGGTTCAACTGGCGGACCAGGCGGTGCTGTTCGGCGAGGTCGAGCGAGCGGAAGGTGTCCGAGCCGGTGAAGGCGTGCAGGCGATCGATGTTACCTTCCAGATCAAGGCGCTCGGCGATGACTCGCATCTGGTGCAGCGGCTTTTCAGTTGCATCGAGCACCTTGACGGCGTTCTCTTCAAGGAACGTCATCTTCCTTCCGCTGCGCTTGCTGCAGACGTGAAGGCGGTGGAACTCCACTCCATCAACGCTGTCATTCTCCACGTCTTGCACAACGAATTTTCCCCATCCTGGCTCTCCTTTGAACTCGACGGTATCGCCGACTTCGAACCGGCTGGCTTCGATGGTTTCGCTCATGGCTCAGACCTCTGGGTGTAAAAAAGCGCCCGGGTCCGGGTGGTCCGGTATCCGGGCGCTGTGAAGGGCTGCGCGTGAAAAAGCCTGTGAAAGCCACGCAACCAGGAGACTCTGTTCAGGGCAGGCCCGCCACGGCGACCGGGGGATTGGTTACCGGTGTTGACCGTGGCGGGTTCTGCTGGGGTGCCGGGGGTTTGCGCACCTCGGCGATTGGGCCGATTGGACCCGGCTGGCGCCCAGCCTTGCCTTTCCGCATTCCTCTGAGCAAGGGCGGATCAGTTTGTGCTGCTGGGGTTTGAATGGCGGGCCGAGGTGGAATCGAACCACCAACCTTCGGTTTTGGAGACCGACGCTCTGCCAGTTGAGCTACCGACACACGATGAATTCGGAATCCTCTGACCCCTACAGATAGACGGGGTTTACGAGGCGGCGGCTGGGGCGTGGTCTTCTGAGCGAGATCCTCACTCGGCGCCGTTGGCGCTTTGACATCATCCAGCCGGCTGTCACCGAAAGTTGGCGGGCCTGCGATCCTCGCGCGCGCTCGCTTAGGGCTGGTCGTGGGCGTCGATTGCCACGGTTCAGCTTGCTTTGGCCCAGAAACGGGAAAACCCGCACGGGGCGGGCTTCTGTGATCTACCGGGTTTCGCCTTGCCAGTGCTGGAGTTTCCCGTGTCCTTCTTCGGGGATTGCTCCCCCGGCTGGCGTCGGCCTGATGGCCTTTCGTGTTATCTGGCTCCGGGCGCTTTCACCCAGATGCGTTGTCAGGCTCTACCCTGCTCGGATGGTGGCCGGCTCTGTGGCCCCGACTCGTTGTTTTCGCAGACTACCGAAAAACACCATCGCGACTGCGGGCTGCCACTGGCCAGTGCGCTACCGACGGTATCCCGGATCTGCCAGTGCCCCGGCATTCACACGTCCCGTTCTCGCTGCCAGCCCGCATGCGTGATGGCCTTCGTTTGAAGGCGGCTGACCATCGAAGAGGACGGTTTACCGTCATCGCCTGGGGCCAGCTGTCAGTAGCGCGGAACGAATCAAGTGCTACCGGTGGCAGGATTCTATGCGGTGCTGTTTTTTTGTGCAACTGGTTGTTTCTGCACGTCGCCAACCTCGTCCATCCACATCGCATCGGCTTCCAGGCCTTTGAACTTGTGGCTGGGTTTGTCTGGTGGCGTCAGGTGAATCCTAGGAAGCCTCTCAGCAGTTTCGTCTGGGATGATCTTGATCCCGAAGATGTTGTTGAACGGGCCGGTGGACTTTTCATGCCTGAACCTATCGCGCAGTTCGTTGATGTCGTCTGGGTGCATGCGTTGTTCTGTCTGGATCGGCGGCAGGGCGTCCATCGCCCGCTTTGCTTCGACCATCCGGGCCAGGATTTCGGTCGCGGTGCTCATATTGCAGACCCAGCGAGCGCCCTGGCATCCGCCAGGGCGTTGTGAGGGATGGCCGATGTGGTAGCGGTGTCCGGGAGGTCGCGCCGCACCTCGAAGGTCATTCGGTCAGGCCCGATCCGATCACCCGGAGCGTACTCCAGAAAGTTGCAGAAGTGCGCGATGTCCCCGGGCCAGTCCGAAACGATGTGCACGCAATCGAATTGGCGCAGGAAGCTGTCCAACGAAGCGCGCAGGGCGCTATCCCGCTCAGGCTCTTTCCCGAGATACGGCATGACGTGCTCTTTCACCCACCAGCCAGGGTCATCGCAAAAGCGCACGCCGTACCACTCGCATCCATCTTCAGCCACCAGTGCCAGAGAAATCAATGAGCCTCGGTACTCATTGAACTCGGTGTCTATCCACATTTTCATGCCAACTGCCTCCGAATTTCAATCTCAGCGAAGCTGTACGCGCCGGCCATGGCGTGCATCAGGTCGGCGGCGAATTCCTTCTGCGTGAAGTCCAGCCCTACGGCGTCCTTGGCCTTCCCAGATCCACCGCAGCGCCGGCAGATGTTCTGAATGCTGCCATCGTACCCGCCGATCAGGCCGGTGCCGCTGCACGTTTGGCATGTCGGGCTCAGGAACGAACCCAGGCACCCGCCTACGATGGCGGCGATCTGCTTGTCAGACAGCATCACCCGGCGCTTTGTCGCGCGGTCCAGTGCCCACAGGTGCAGCGCTTCCTTGGTTTCGCGCAGAGTTCGCAGCTCCATCAGGATCAGCAGCATGCCGGTCAGGTCGTTGTCGGCCGTCCTGCGCACGTCTTGGGCCACGGAGTCGTATTCCTGCATGAGCCTGAGCAGCTTCGGGCCGATGCCGTGCACCATGCCTGCGGCTGCGATCATGTCCACATCCCCCTGCCGGTGCTCGCTCATACCGAGGTGACTGGTGTGCGCGGCGCGGGCGTAGCGCTCGGCTGTTGTGGGTTTGTCGTCGCTCATGCGCTGCCTTTCTTGTGTTGGGATATTTTTTTCGACCACTCGCGCACACGCGCATGGCCGGCTTCCTCGTTGCCTTCGCCGAACATCTGGCTCAGGGCCTTGGCGTACTCCGGGGACTTGATGCCGGCGCGCTTGCTTTCGAACAGCTCACGGCCCTGGGCCAGTGCGCGGGCGCTGCATTCATCGCAGCCGGCGTGGAATCGCCCGGTGGTAGGGTTGTGGCTGGCGTGTCCGCAGGCTTCGCAGGTCACATCTGACCTTTCAGCCTCATGTTTTCTTCGCGCAGCTCGAACACCAGCTTTTCCAGTGCCATGGTGTATGCCGCTTCATGGCCTTGCTCTCCAGTGAACTGGTCGATGCGATAGATCTGCTCGCGCAGCCACCGCTGATCTTCTGTTTCGGTCTTGATGAGGTCGGCCGGGATGTCTTCGTAGACGGGTTCGATCATGTTGGTACTCCTGTTAGAACTCTTGCGCCAGACTGGCGTGCACGTTGTCCCAGAACATCCGGTCATCGACGCGCAACAGATAGCCCTCGTTTGCTTGGTCACCGCCTTGGCTGGCGATGTGGGCGGCACATGTCCAAGCCTTCGCGGTGTCGGAGTCGGCGGGTTCGCAGCGGTCCAGTTTTTCCAACGCCAGCAAGTGAGGACATTCGCGGGTCTTCACACCAAGGCAGCAGGACAGGTGGTTGTCCTTCACCGGTACGGGTGCCTGCATGCTGCACTGCTGGTGCGTCTGCGGAAGAGCGTTCTCGCGCTCTTGGCGGAACAGCATCACCATGCGCGGCACCTCGTCGGCCATCTTCAACCCGTCGTACATGAAGCGCGCTTCGCTCCATTCCTTGCCAGCCGCGCGTTGGGCGTCTTGATGACGGTTCACAGCAGCGTGCCATTCTTGGTTCAGCGGGTATTTCAATCGGTCCATGTTGTTGCTCCTTAGTTGTTCAATGGGTTGCTTCGCGCATGGCTTCGAGAATCTTCATCCGGGCCTGAGTCGCCAGAACCATCTGCTGCGGGCTGCTGGCCTGCAAGATGGCCTCATAGACCAGAATCGCTTCACCCAGCGCCAGTTGCTCCGGGCGGGTGGTCGCCCACTTGCCCAGCGTGTTGCGGCGGGTCTGGATGCTGCGCAGCGCTTCTGCACCGGCCCTGCAGTCGGCCACCGGCTGGCAGTCATCACCACCGATTTCGATCGATCGGATCAAGGCAACGCCGATGGCGTGCGCCAACAGGTCGAACTCTGCGGATTCCTCGGGCTTGAGCTTGTGGCTCACCAGAGCACCAAGCGCGCGGTTCACGATGTTGCGGGCGTTGTCGGCGGCGTCCTGCGTTCCTTCGAGCCAGCTACCGGGCAGCGGTTCATCGGTGTAGGATCGGCAGCGCTGCAGGGTGTTCAGGAACTCGGCGCCATTGAACGTCCTGGCGGCGGGGTTGCCCAGTCGCTTGCGGGCGTAGGCTGTCATTTTCTTGCCCATCAGCGCGCTCCCAAGCCAGAGAACGGGTTCGCCCTGCGGAACCGTCCAGCCTTGCCAAGTCGGTAGGCGGAAATCAGTGACTGGTCCACACCGAGTTCCTTTGCAAGGTGCACACCCTTCTCTTCACCGTCCATGATTCGAATGATCGCGGCGTCGTCAAGTTTCCCAAGCCTCTTTGTCTGGGTCGCGGATATCTTCGCGGCGCGCGCTTCCTGATTCGTGTTCTTGCGCGTGCGGATCAACATCTTCGACTTCGTGATGTTCCTGGCGTGCTCAGGGTTGACGCACCAGCTGTTCTCGCATGATGTGCTGGCCACATGGCCCGGTGGCGTAGGTCTGTCTTTCAAACCAGCCATGATCAGCGCGCGCACGGGACGGCGGATTCCCTGGTGGTACATCATTGGAACGCTTCCGCTGGTGAACGAACCGCCCCACTCCCAGCAGTCGCCGCACTCTTTGCTTCGTGAACGGATGACTTGCAGCAGGTACGGGCCTGAGAGGTCTTTTGGCGGGCCGATGAGGCCCTTCTTTTTCGGTGTGCTCATGCTTCATCCACCCGGCACGGCGAAGGGTTCTCATCGAACCGCACCGCCTTGATTGTTGGGAATCCCTTCCACATGCACTTCATGATCCGGTGCCGGCCATCCATGATTTCTCCGTCTTCGTCCAGAATGATCGGCATGGCCAAGTCGGCGGCTTCGATGGCCTTGATGTGCATGACCAACTCGCGCATGGTCAGTTTGTTGTAGTAGTGCCAGACGTTCAGGTGAGCGAGCGGAACTTCCATCACGGGGAGGTCTTTCGATAGCTCGAACAAGCGGGGCACGCTCCAGTGGTGCCGCCCGATCTGAGACATCTGGTCTACGGGGTCGGTCCAGGGTTTGATCTTCATGATCGGCTGATCCTCGTCATCTTTCCGCAGTGGTCGCACTTGGTTTTTGAACGCTCTGCCAAGCGTTTCATCTGGTCTTGGTAGGTCGCTGCTGACTGCATCCATTGGCTCTCTTGCTTCATCAGGTTTTCCAGAACGAACATCGGGGACACCTCTCCGCCACAGGAAAGGCACTTGCACTTTCCGCCTTTGACATTGACCTCGAAAGGCCCTCTCCAATGGCTGCATGTCCCAATGGGCACCGGCTGCAGAAAGGCCTCTCCTATCGGCTGGCGTTTCTTGACCGGCAACTTGAGGATGTTTTCCCCACTCACATCAACTGGCGGCAGGTTCATGCGGGCCACCTCGGGAGATTCGCAGGCCACTGGCCAGATTCTTCGATCTGCGCGCGGGTTTCGGCGGCCCACTTCCTGCCCATTCGGATGTGCTCAGCGCGGTCGATGAACAAGGCGTAGCGGTCGAAACGTGAGTGGCATCCCAGCGATCCGGGTTCATCGGCGCAAAGTGGCATGGCGCGTCTGTCATCCAGCTTCAAGGCCTTGCCCTTGCCTTCGTTTTCGTGGGCGTGCTGACTGCGGCCTTCGCGCCGGCAGTTCGCGCAAGGCAGCGCGGCCACCAGGCGGCGGTAGGGTTCGCTGCGCACCGGGTTTTCTTTCTCGATGGCCTCATGCACTGCGGTGACAGGTCCCATGCTGGCGTTGCGGCGCAGATGCAAAGGGATCGGTGTGTGGATGGTCCGCTTGCGCTCGATCTGCGGGCGCTTGAAACTGGAACGTTTTAGCGTCATGCGGCCTCCCTCATGGCATTGACCGCCTCGACAGCCTCAATGCGCCTACCGATCCAAGCGGCCACGGGTACAGCCCAGCTATTTCCGAGCGCCTTGTAGCGTATAGAATTTAGGCAATTCATCTGAAAGGGTTTTGTATGGTTCTTTGTTCGATTGAAGGCTGTGGTCGCAAGCACGCAGCTCACGGTTTCTGCTTGATGCACTACAAGCGCGTTCAGAAGCACGGGACGCCCGAATACCGATGGGGCGGCAAGGAAGTTGGTCGGCAATGCCTTCACTGCGATAGGCCCGTGACGGCTCGCGAACTTTGCGTTCGGCATTACCAGATGTGGCATCGACATGGAGATGCGCTCTTCGCGGACAGCAAGAAGGTTGATGGCATGGCTGCTGGCGAGCACATGCGGCGCGGATACAAGATGGTGACGCCTTCCGCTACGGCGCTGAAAGCTGTAAGCGCCAGCCTTGCGACGGTCGAGAAGACGCACAAGGCGCACGCCGCCAACTTTGAGGCAAAGGGGCTGCGAGATGGAAGCAGCAGGAGCCGCCGACAATGGGAGCATCGCAAGATCGCCGAGGCCAAGTCGGGGCAGATCGTTCACCATATCGACGGCGACCCGTTGAACAATGCAAGGGAGAACTTGCATGTGTTCAACTCCCCAGCGGAGCACGCGCGTGCTCACCGTTCGTTGGAAAAAGCCGCGTATGGCTTTCTGCGTTCGGGGTTGCTTGTGTTTGACGCTGAGAGTGGATGCTATCTACCAGTGCAATCCTCTCGCCAATCCACCTAGCTACTGGCACGGCCCAACTGTTACCCAAACTTTTATACCTTGGCCCATCCGGGCACTGGTCTGCTGGCTTCTTTCTCCATGGGATTTGTGTGTGGCCGGGAGAAAATCCTTGGAGTTTTTCGCATTCCTCGGGCGTAAGGCGGCGCACTTGCATCCCGGCTTGCGGTTGTACGGCGAATGGCGATTTCTCAAAAGCTCGCAAGCAATCCGTCCGGTCTTCACTGATGCCCATGCTGCTGGCATCGTTGCCGCTCTTGTGCATGTTGAATGCGACGGCTGTAGGGTTTACAGCACACAGTGATGGTCTCAACTCTTCCGAGCTGGCGCACTGCGTAGCACTCATGCGACCAGGGAACGCAATCGCAGGCGCATGCGCCCCAGCGGCCAGCGGGTGGCAAGGATCGCCCGCCTTCGGGTTGCTGTAGTTCGCTTTGCTGGTGATCTGGGTGGTGTCGAAACAGACCGCCTGCACCTCTGCCCGTGCTTCCAGCGTGTACGCATGGTCGGCCTGCACGCCCACTCCATCCGGTCCACTGTTTGGGTTGGTGCGCAGTGCGCCAGCCTGGATAGCGAACGAAACTGGCACCAGTGGCGTTCCGCGCCCCGTGCCGTCCTCACTGGCGTCAAAGCCCTCGCCGCGCAGGCTGTGCGCAACATACGGAGCTTCGTGGTTGCAGTTCAGCGTCGGAGCCATGTCGGCACCGATTTCGGCACCGGCCTGACCCGTGGCTACGCAGATAGTTTTATCAATCAGATGGCCGGCTCTTGCGTGATCGACATCGCTACCGCCTTGAGTGCTTCTGAGAGTGCCGGCGGTAGATCCTTTCCGCGCTTGTCGGCTCGGCGCAGGATGCCCTTGCAGGCTGTGGCGCTCAAAAAGAACCGCTGCGGCACTGCGCCAGTCTCCAAGACATCCGACAACGAACACACGGCGGCGGCGCTGGGCCACTCCAAAGTACTGAGCGTCCAGAACCCGGTAGGCGAACCCATACCCGAGTTGGCCCAGCATCCCGAGGAAGGTTCCAAAATCCCTTCCTCCGTTGCTGGACAGGACGCCGGGGACGTTCTCCCAAACCAGCCACTTGGGCCGATACTTTGCAGCAATGGCACCGTAGGTAAGCATGAGGTTGCCACGCGGGTCATCCAGTCCCTTTCGGAGTCCTGCGACGCTGAATGATTGGCAGGGGGTTCCTCCGCAAAGAAGGTCAATTGCATGGTCGGGCCAGTCCTTGAATTTGGTCATGTCGCCGTGGTTCGGCACATCGGGGTAGTGGTGGGCCAGCACGGCGCTGGGGAAGGGTTCGATTTCGCTGAACGCCACAGGCTTCCACCCGAGCGGCTTCCATGCGGAACTCGCGGCCTCGATCCCTGAGCAGACGGATAGGAATCTCATGCGGCCACCTCTTCCCGCTTCGGCGCGCGGCGCAAGTCGATCAGCTTCCCGGTGCTCGGGTCGATGGCCTTTTCAGGGATGTCGTGCTCCATCGACACCCCCCAAAAATAGATCCACTCGATCAGGTCTGCCATATCGCGCCCGCTCATTTCAGAGGTCTTGAGGAACACGATGTCGATGCCCTTTCCATCCAGGGCCGGCAGGTACTCGATGGCCTCTCCTTTGGCGCGCGACCATGCGGACACCGTGAGCCTCTTCCATTCATCGATCGATCGGTATTCGCCGGCCCATGGCACGTTCTTTGACAGCCATCCCAGCATTGCGTGAAGGCGCGCGCTGTGTTCTGCGCTGCGCTTGGCCGGGCGCACCACCAGCTCCAGCTTGTGGCCTGCGATGTTCATCGCCTTGCACCACTCTTTCACCGGGCCAGCAAGAACCTTGTGGCTCTCGACCCAGTTCGGCGTCAGGATGAAGGTCTTGTTCATGCGGCCTCGCTCAGTTCTTCGGGTTCACAGAGGTCAAAAAGAGTCGGCATCGAGAAATCGCGTTCAGCCGCCTGCAGGTAGTGCACCTGATCCTTGAAGTAGTCGGCGTTCAGCTCAGACCCTGCAGCGCGTCGACCCTTCTTGATCGCGCGCACGCCCACCGTGCCAAGTCCGTGAAACGGGTCATAGACCACCTCGCCGGCCATGCTGTAGCGCTCGATCAGGCGGTCCACGATGTCGAACTGCAGGGGGCACACATGCTTCTCGACCGCGCGGTTCGCCTGCTCCCCATTGAGCGTGCGCATGCGGTTGATGTCGTGCCACACGTCCGGGTGATGCGACCCCGGCGCCAGGCTCATGAAGGTGGACGGAAGTGCGTTGCGATCCTGCAGTTGCTCACCAATGCTGACGTGCTTCTCGTAGTCGTAGACGTTGCGCAAGCTGTCCTCTGTGAAGAACTTGGCCAGCTTCGCAGGACCCATCTGCGCCATCTCTTCGGCGGTCATCAGGCGGTTCCCGTTGGAGCGCCAGAAGGCATGCGCATCAACTTGCCAGCGCGCCAGGCTGTATTCGCTCTTGTCCTTGCGGATCGGAGTGTCGGCGTAGCCGCGCGAGCGGTCGCTCTGTGGCTTGTGGAAGATCAGCACGTACTCTGGAGAGCCGACACCCATCTTGGAACCGTCCTTGCACATTTCGGTGTAGCCCAGGCGGTAGGTCTGGTTGTTCTCGCGCACCACGTCCGTGTTGACGGTGATCATCCCCATGTAGTCGAAGCCGTGCTTGATGCCGTGGAACAGTGCCTCAGCATGGAACGGGCTCACGGTCGGAATGCCGGCGCCGGTCACGTTGCCGAAGTTGATCCGGTCCTTGACGTGGCAGGCGTAGATGCGGCCAGGCTTCAAGATGCGCAGGAGTTGCGGTGTCAGGAAGTCCATCTGAGCCCAGAAGTGCGGGTTGCCTTCTGTGTGGCCGAAATCGTTGTAGCTCGGGCTGTACTCGTAATGGTTGGCAAACGGGATCGACGTGACGATCAGGTCCACCGAGTTCTCTCCACGGTGCGCAGCCTCGGCAACGCAGTCGTTGTGCGCCACGTCGAAGCGCTCGCCCTTCACTGCTGTGCGCGTGCAGCCGATGGTGCGTGCCAGCGTGTCCTGCATGGCCAGGTGACTCAGGCCATAGGTGCGGATGATTTCGGCCATCTTGGCCTGCATCTCGTTGTGCTGGTCCCACTTCTTTTGCAGCGTCGCCAACACCTCTCGCTCGCTCTCGGTGTGCACGATGTCGATGCGAACGGCGTGCTCTTGCCCGAAGCGTTGAACCCGGTGCAAGGCCTGGATGAAGTCATTGAACTTGAACCCGATGCCGGCGAATATTTCGCGGTGGCAATGGCGCTGGAAGTTGCAGCCACTGCCGGCGATGATCGGCTTCGTGGACAAGATGCGGTGCTTGCCATCGCTGAAGTCCACGATGCGCTGTTCGCGTTCGTCCAGATCCTGCGTTCCCCACACGCTCAGAGCTTCCGGGATGGCTTGTTGGATTGAATGGCGCTCGTCTTCTAGGTCGTGCCAGACGATGAAGTGATCTTCCGGCGCTTCGGCGATCAGCTCACGCACCTTCTCGACCCGGGCCGGCATGCTCTGGCGCTTCTCGGTTGCCGCGGCGCTCAATCCCATGGCCACGTCAGGTATCAGCAGGCCCTGGCCGTTCTTTTCCTCGCCGGCCGCGTCGTAGTCGCTGGGCACTTCGTGATACCGCACGTCCAGATCGGGCAGGGCGTACCCCTCGTCGCTGTGGCCAAGGTCGCTCGGGCGCTGGATGAAGACCGCCCAACTCGCAACCCACATCCAGAATTCCTGTTCCTTGTGCGGGTACAGCGTGAGGTTGCCAGCCTGTGAGCTGTCCCGCTGGAAAAAGCGCGTCAGGGCCTGGCCGGTGTCCATCACGCCCAGATATCCCGCGTAGTGAATCAGCTCCTTGAAGCGGTTCGGGCTTGGCGTGGCCGTGGCCACGAACTTGAATTCGACAGGCGCAAATGCCGGCAGGAACTCCTGATAGGTCTTGCTCCCGTAGCTGCGCAGCACGCTCGCCTCGTCCAGGCTGGTCGCACGGGCCTTGGACACGTCGAGCTTGCCGTCGCGGATGCTCTCGTAGTTCGTCATGTAGACGGTGCGCTCGTCGTCAATCTCGGCGTCGGAGCGGATGAACTTCAGGTCCATCGCGAAGTCGCCAGCAAAGCGCTTCACCACCTCCTGCTTGAACTCCTGGCGCACGCCAAGCGGCATGCAGATCACGCGCAGGCCTGGCCGATGGATGCCGATCAGGCGCATCAGCTCCAACTGAGTAGCGGTCTTGTGCAGGCCGAAGCTGGCGAAGATCGCGCGGTTGCCACCCTTCACGGCCCACTTCACGATGTCGCGTGTGTGCGGCTTCAGCTCCGGGTTGATCTGGTCGAGTTCAACGTCGAACCCATCGAAGCTGGCCAGCTTGATTTTGTTCCTCAGGAACTGTTCGTAGTCGCTTAAAATTTGTGCAGTCATAGCTTTTTGCTCAGGTTGAAGTTGTGATCAGAGGCCCCGCTGTTCGCGCAGCGGGGTTTCGTTTTTTGTGGTGTCGAAAAGGTCAGCTGTCTTGTCGTCGCGCGCTGGAGCTGCCTGCTTTGCGCCTGGCATGAGTCCCCACTTGGCAGCGCAGCGTGGGCCATATGCCGCATGGCCGTGCTTGACGGCTGGCTTCTTCAGGGGGCGGTGGCAGGCGGCGCAGATGGTCATGCGAGGCCCCACTGAATCAGCGCACCGCGCAGGTAGACCAGCGTGTAGGCGGCGACCAGAACCAGCAGGCCCCATGCACCAGCGTCCAGCGCAAAAACGAACCAGAACGGCTGTCCTGCGAGGCCCACAATCGGCGCCCACTTGCGCAGCGTGAGATTGCGGCCCATGGCGAACCAGATGCTTGTCAGGCCGAAGCCGGCCATGAGGAACTGCGTCATGCGACCTCCAGCAAGTCGGGCTGCACGATGGCCTTTACGATCTGCGAAATGGTCACGACAAGGCAAGCCTCGCGGCCGTCCGGCTCCATCACCTCGCCGCTGTCGCGCCAGATGCATTTGTCATCGCCGAAAACGATGTCCTTGAGAGCGTCGTTAACCACCTTGCGGCAGTTGTCCAAGTCAAGGCGCTGCACAGAGTCAGCCCAGTACAACGGGTCAGCCTTGGCGCGCTTGGCCCAGTCCAGCGGGCGGTGCGGGTACAGCTTGATGTCCACCTGCACACGACCCTGCAACGGCTGGCGCACACCGGCTGCGCGCATCAACCATCCGACCTGTTCCTTGAACTTCTTCGCTTCTGGCGTGACGTAGGTCATCGCCATGGGCCGGCCACCCTTCGGCGTAACCACGCGGGTAGCCCAGTACCTATTCGCACTGATCGGGTACGGAAGAGTGACCGTGATACTCATGGCTCAGTGCACTGCTGCAGCTTCGGTACCGGGCACCACGCCGGCCGTGAAGATGTCGCCCGCGGTCAGCGGCGCTTCTTCCTCGTCCATGCCTGGCAGGATCAGGCTGGGCTCTTCTTCCACCTCGGCCTTCACCTCGGGCGGCGTCAGCGTCACGCGCACTTCCTGGCTGATCAGCATGGCCAGCTTGCCGATGATCTGTTCCGTCAAGCCGCTGTTGGCCTGCACGCGGAATTTCATGGACACCGTGCCGCCCTCTTTCAGCTCCAGCGAGAACTTGCCCACATTGACGGCCGGCAGCACGATGCCGACCTCTTCGTCTATGCCGTACTCAACAGCGAAGCGGTGCCCGACCATTTCGGTGCCCAGCTTCTGTGTGCCCAGGTTGTTGAAGCGCAGCAGCGGTTTGGCGCTGATTTCGAAGCCGTCCATCGTGGCCTGGCTGTCGTCGCCGGCTTCGGCGGCTTTGTAGAAGGCATCCAGCAGGCCGGGCTGAAAGTCGTCAAGGATGGTGTTCGGCGCGTCGTAGTTGATCGACAAGTCGATGGCGCTCACGCTGTCGTCGCCGTGTTTCTCGACGCGGGTGTTCAGGTTGCTCAGGGTGACGTAGGTCGGCTTCAGGAGGGAAAACATGGTGGTGCTCTTTCTCAGGTGGGTTGGTGGTGGGTGATGGGTCAGGCGAACTTGGCGAGGCGAGGTGCTTCGTACTCCAAGAAGTCGGCGCAGAGTTCATCTGTCAACGGGACGGATGCAGAAATTCGGTGAAGTCCAGCGATCACTTTCAGGCGTCCATATGTGGTCCCGCCGTAGCTGTCGAAGTCTTCCGTTGCCTGCTTGCACTCGCGCCCGGTGAACCGGTAGACGGTCCATCCAAGCGACTGAATTTCCTGCTGTCGGCGCTTGTCGGACTCAACGTCTTGGTGGTAGGCGGCGCCGTCGCACTCAATGGCGACATGCGCCTTCGGGTTTCCAAAGTCCACGAAAAAACGTCCGACCGGGTACTGCGGATACATGACGATGCCAAGCGACCGAAAGTCGGCCCAGAGCGCTTGCTCAATCGGTGTGAGCGTCAGGATTCCATCCCATGCGTAGGCGCCGATTCCAAACTTCCCGCGGCCTGCGTTCATGATTCGCTCGCTGTGCATGGCGTAGTGCGCGCGGATGGCGCTGTAGTTCTGCGTGTGCATGATCAGAACGCCTCTTCCGGTGTTTCGATGGCGGTCTGCAGATCGATGTAGGTCGGGCGCTGGCCTGCGTGTTCGAGGTACTGCTGCGACTCAGGGTCGAACCAGAATGCGAAGCTGCCCTCCCATGAGTGGTGGCGCTGCTTGGCTATGCGGACAAAGGCGTCCGGGTCGTCTTCCTTGCGGTCCTTCTCTGCCAGACCCAGCTTTCGCACGTTCTTCCAGCAGATAACGAGGTTGTCCACGAGGTCCACGATCTCGCTGGCGCCTTTCACGTCGAACTTGTCCGGGGCGCTGCGCTCGTTCTCACCCTTGCGCATGTGCACCACCAGATGGATGCCCAAGCCGGTTTCCTGCGCAACGCTGCACAGGTCGTTCACAAAGTCCTTTTGCGCGGTGTAGTCGTCGGTACCGATGCCGCACTTCATGAGGCTGTCGATCACCATGTGGTCGATGCCGAGTTCCTTGCGCATGTAGGTCGCAACAGCCAGGACGCGCTTGGTCGCAACACGTCCGACGTGGTCATAGATCCACAGGCGGTCATCGGTCCACTTGTGGAACTCGCGGATGTACGGGATCGCCGGCTTTCCCACGCCCGCGGCCTGGCGGCTCATCTTCGCCATGGACACGGCCGGCTTCATTTCAAAGCTGGCCAGGCCGGCGCGCTGGCCAATCTGCATCGTGTTCAACAGGATGTTTGACAGCAGCGTGGTCTTGCCGTGGCCGTTGATGCCGGCCCACAGCGTCACCTCGCCGGGGCGCATGTCGAACTTGTCGCGCATCTTGTCGTAGCCGGTGGGCACCCAATGGCCGGCAGAGTGCTCGCCATAGAAGCGGTCGATCACATCGGCGCACCAGTTCGATGCGGGTTTGACCTTGGCGCTTTCGTTCTCCTGCTGGTCGAAGTAGGTTTCAAAGTCGATGGTGTCGGGAAGAAGATTCACAGACGTGCTCCGGGTTTGTGGTTTTTGTGAAGAGCGGCCTTGATCCGGTAGCCCAGATCGGTGGCGCCCAGGTTGATCGGCTGCCACAGGAATTCGTGGCTTGCCGGGATGTCCATCACGGCCGGCCGGTGCCACCCAGATCCGCAATCGATCAGGTGGCACGTTTCGCCGTGAACGAAACAAAGCTGAAGCTCTTTCGGCCTGGCCTGCGAAATGCCGAACAACACCGCGTCAACGCGGTCGAACGGGGTCTTCGAGTTGGCCCAGACCACCACCTGCAGGTTGACCAGCATTCGCCAGTCCATGCGGTCGGCTGGCATGTTGTCGCGCACGAAAAGCGTCGTGCCTTCTGCGACGTTGCCCATCATCGAAACCGTCACCGGCTCGTCGGGAGACAGGCCGTTTTGCCGTGCTTCAAGCAGGGAACGGGCGTTGCTGGCGAACCATGGGCGGGCGTTCATGCTGCAGCCCTCGTCCAATCGGATGCGCCATCGGCGAATGAATCGTCGTCTTGCCACCGGCCCTCGTTGAGCCACGTCGAAGGGTGCGGGATGTACTGGCCACCATCCTTCAGCCAAGCCTGTGAACTGGCCTGATGGCGGATGGCCTCGACCATTTTTCCCAGCAGTTCGTCGTCGGGCCGGCGCTTGTCGAAAGCCTTTCGGGCTGCGTCCTTCCCAACCTTCCGTGGGTATGCAGTCCAAAATTCTCCGAACCTACGGTCAGCCCCCATCGGGGGTTGGGGGGTATCCGAAGATGAAGATGAAGAAGAAGAAGAAGGGGGGGGATATTCAAAGCCCGGAAGGGGGGTTGAAAGGGGGGTTTCAAAACCCCCCTTCTGGACCTTTGGACGGCCACCTTTCGACCCAGATTCAGCACCCTTCGCACCATGCTCTGCACCAGCCTTACCACCGTTTGCGCGAGCGTTCCTGATCTGCTCATCACGCACCATGCGCTTGTTGAAAATGATCCCGGCGTCAGTGGTTCTAGCTACGCCGTTCTCGATCAATTCGGACAGCATCTTGCGCACCGTGGCGACGTTCCCACCGATCTGATTGACGATCTGCTCGGGTGTCATGGGGCGCCCGTTTGTGGTCAAGTGCCCGTATGGCTCGCAGTCGTGCATCACGCAAATCAGGTCCATCCACAAACCTCGTGCGGCGAACGAGCAGGACCTCAGTTGAACGTCCTTGCGCCAGTCGGATGGGTAGAACTGGAATGCTGGGCGTTTCATGACAGCCCCCGAGCAAGTTCCATCGCCCGCACCATCTCAGGCGAGCGCAGCGCCACCAGGCGGCGTACCTCATCGAAGGCCTCGCGTGCCTTCTGGCTGTGCCCGGCGTTGACGTGCTTCTCAACGATGGCGCCAGCGGCCAGGATGGCGGTCTCCAGCTCATCAGGCGTGAGCGTCGATACATCCTGTTTCTGTATGTTCGATGGCGAACTGACAGACGCTGTTGAGGAAATCAGAGTACGTTGGTCGGAACTGCGTCCGTCCGATTTTTCGGGCTGAAAACGGGCGTGCATCAGATTCCGCCCCGCTTGATCTGGTCGCCGCGGCTGCTGTTTCGCGGTCCGATGGTGATCGACTGCGGAGCGTTGTTCAGCAGCTTCTTGCCGCGCTTGGACAGGCCTTTGAGGGTGGCGTGACCGAAGCCTGTACCGCGAGCCTTCTGGGCTTCCTTGGAGTGATCTGCAGCGTTCTGCTTGCGTGCCAGCGTGGCCTTTCCGGCCTCGACCGGATCGTTTGCATAGACAGAGTTCTTCGGGATCGTGAATCCGTTGTTGGTGGACTTCACGATGCTTGTTCCGGGCCAGTAGATGGGGTTCATGCTGCAAGTCCCGACAAACCGCACACCCCGACCATGCGCTGTTGTTCCATAGTGAGCACATGGCCCACACCGTACAAACTCGCACTCAGCAGGCGCTCGATGAAATCGCTCTCGGTCATTCCGAGTTCGTGACATCGGCGTGCCAGATCCAGTTTCAGTTCATCGGATACGCGGGACTCGACTCGGGCGCTGCGCTTGGCTCCGGTCAGGCTGCGTGCGTACTGGGTTTCTGTGTTGTTGCTCATGTTCTTGTCTTTGAGAAAGACCCCCAGCCGTCAGGCCGGGGGTTTGAAACACACCGGGCGCTCAGGGAGGAGAAGCGCCGCTACGGGGGTGTGTTCTTTCTGTCAGGTGACGGGTGCTGCAGGGCCTCGCAACTTGTTGCAGCTTCGGCACACTGGCTCGACGTGAAGCGGCTTGGAGTAGTCGCGGTGGTCATAGTCCGTGGCGCCATTTCCGCAGTCGGCGCAAGTGCAGGTTCTCGGATGCGGGAGAACCCCGTTCTTGATGGCTTTATTGACAGCCTGATGGGCGCCGCGTCCGGGATGGTTTCGCTGACGAAACTCAGCGCACTTGAGGCAATAGACGGCATGGAAATGCCGCTTGGAAATGTCGCAACCACAACGACCGCAAGCTCTTGCTGCTACTTGGCGCCGCGTCATTCAAACCACCGCCTTTGCTGTTTTTGTTTTCTTCGGCTCCGGGAGGTCCGGCCAGAACCTCCAGAAGTCATCCGGTCGGAGTTCTTGGCGGGAAACAGCACCACCGGTCTCTTTCTCGATGGCGACGGCGTACTCGGGTGCGCAAGGCTTGTATCCGTACATGACGTTCCGAAGGTGCCCAGCGGTCGTTCCGCACTTTTTCGCGAATGGCTCTCGCTCCGGCTCGGGCAAGTTGGATAGGTATGTTTTGAGGTCCATGCAGCCATTACACCATTCAGTGATATGAAGTGTCAACACCTTTTAGTGATGTCTGTGCGATGAACTTCGCGTATGAGCGACCTTGCCGCCGTCTACCGCGAAAACCTGAATGCCTACTGCATCAGCAAGGGGTGGGTGAGCGCGAAGAACGCAAGCCGTGGTTCTCCTGCTGAACTTGTGAAGCGTCTCGGAAAAACGTCATCGTTCTGGAGTGACCTCCTAGCCGGACGGAAGTCGTTCAGCACCGACCTGGCCTATGAGATTGAAGATGGTCTAGATCTGCCGCGCTTGTATCTGGCCGGCGATCAAATGGATTTCGTGGACGTGGCCCGGGTGGATGTGCAGATTTCAGCCGGGAATGGACGTGTCGTCGGGATTGAAGAGGTCGTCGGGCACTTGAAGTTCTCGGCGTCCTTCCTCAGAAGTTGTGGCGTGTCGCCGGGTGGCGCCCGCGTGGTCGATGTTCATGGCGCCAGCATGGAGCCCACGATCAAAGACGGCGCCGTGTTGCTGGTCAGCACCAACAACAGAGAACCGGTCGAGAACCAGATTTTTGCGATGGCCAGGCCCGGCGATGGGTTGATCGTCAAGCGCCTGGTGCGAACAGCAAACCATTGGGTTGCTCGATCAGACAACCGGGACTTTCAAGACTTCATCATTGACGACGGCGACCCCATCACGATCATCGGAAGAGCGGTGTGGATGGGCGCTCGGTTATAGGGCTGGACTTGTGGACCAAAAGAACTCTTTCCGATGGGTTGCATCTGCGCTCATCGTCGTCATCCTGACGGCATTTTTCATCGCTGTTTTCCTGAGGTTCGAGCTGGTTCCAACCGGAGCACATAAAGCCTACCTGCTGGACAGGTTGACGGGTGAAGTTCACTTGATCGACAACGAATACAAGACGCGAGTCGTGCCAGAAAAGTGACATCGGCAACCTGGCGGCCGCTCATGCGCCAGCATCTTGAGGGATTGAGTGAATGTTGAAGCTATTGAAGCCGGGGGCCCTGTGCGCCGCATCCTTGACCGTCGCCGCGTGCGCGAGCACTGGCATCATCCCTTTCTCCCAGGATACGTACTTGATCGGAAAGAAGGATGCCAGCCCAGGCAGGGGGGTTTCCCTTTCAACGAAGGCCGAGGTGCTCAAAGAGGCGCACGCGTTTTGCGCCAAGAAGGGGCAAGAGACAAGCATCGTTCGGGTGGAATCAACACCCACAGAACCGTTTCAATTTGGCTCTACAGAGCTGGTCTTCAGATGCGTTGCGCCGGGCGGATCGGCCCCCACGCTGATGAAGGACGCTGATCAAGTGATCGAGATTCGGGCGAAGTAGCAATGCACCGACTCATGCGCCGCGCTCTGCCATGGGCGTTTTTGTGCGCACTCCTGCTGGGCATCTTGTTGCAACTGACTGACTGAGCGCCGCGCACAGCGGAAGCCGCCTTCGGGCGGTTTTTTTTTCGCCTGTCAGAAGTTTTTTCACTATATGTCACCTTTTGGTGTTGACAGTGATATCACCGTCTGGTGTAATCTCCCCATCGGTTCCAAAACCCGCAGCAACCCGCAGCGGTGCCGACAGAGGGGTGAAACAAGATGAGCTACAGCAGCAATCCTGTCATCGATGCGATGCGTCACTACGACGCGCTCTATGAGGCATCGGACGCACAAGTCGAAGCCGAGTCCGATCTGGCCGGTGACTTTCTCAAGGCCTGCCAGAAGGTCGATGCGAATTCCCTGGCACCGTGGGCTGGCCGGGTGAACGATGACGAGCAGCGCAAGGCTTTGGGTCTGGACTGGTCGGCGAAGAACCTTCCGCAGCGCCAGCAGGCCCTGCACGAGGTCATGGTCGAGTCGCTGGACTACCCCGATGGCCCAACGATGTGCGAGGCGATGCAGCTCTTGCTGAACGTCGCGTACAGCGCTGATCTAGTGAACACCCCATCGATGGCGCGCGGCCTGATCGAGCGCATGGGCCGCAGCTTCGCGTTTCACAACAGCGGGGTGGAGTGATGGACGCGCAGAACACACCTGGGCCGTGGTGGGTCACCGATAACGGCATCCGTGACGCTGGCGGCTACATCGCCCACACAAACAGCGTGCAGCGCTACGAAGGCCAGGAAGCACGTTATGCCTTCGAAGTTGCTCAACGCGAAGCCGACAAGCGCCTGATCGCCGCCGCTCCTGATCTGCTGAAGCAACTGCAGCACGTTGTGCGCTTCTTCGATCAGCTCAACCAATCCGACATAGATCGCTACAGCGCAGCCATCGCAAAAGCCACCGGGAGCGCCACATGATCCGCGCCCTGATCGCATCCGCCCTGATCTGCGCCAGCGCTCAAGCCGAAGGCATCGCGCCTTCCACGGTCGGCCTGCACATCGGCAGTCACCACTTCACGGCCCGCGAGTCCGGTACATGGAACGACAGCAACCCTGGTCTGTACGCCCGCTGGGATTCCGGCCTTGTCCTGGGAACCCTGCACAACAGCGAGCGCCGGCAGAGCGTTTACGCGGCCTACGTCATGGAGTCGCAGCGCTGGAACGGATTGTCTGCTGCCGTAATGGTCGGCGGCATCACCGGGTACTCGCGCAGCGTGTCGCCGATGGCCTCGGCCAGCGTTGCAGCGGCTGTCACTGATCGCGCATCGGTGCGTGTTTCTCTGCTGCCAAAGGCGTACCCGAAAGGGTCTGCTGTTGTGCACCTGTCAACTGAGTGGGTGTTTTGAAATGAGCAAGCCATTCGACTGGATGAGCCACCTCGGATTCGAGGTGCAAGACGCTGGTGGCGTGACCGTCATCAACGAAGAAGGCGACATGCGCGAGGCTGACTTGTGCCATCAGGTCTTGTGGGACGAAATGGTCCAACTCAAGGCCCAGCACGACGCGCTGCTGAAGGCTTGCAAACAAGCCCTGGCCGCGCTCAAGGGCCGTGAGCATGACCAATTCCTTCGTGACGCCATCGCATCCGCAGAGAAAGGCGGTGCGTGATGTCCCTCGCAAACCTCTTCACCGAACACCTGCTGCGCGCCCGCATCTGGTTCTACGAACTGGCCCTGCAGCAGATCGACCCATGCCATGCCGACGTGCCGGAAATCGTCCTGCGCCTGTGCAACCTCTACGACCAACTCGAAGACCTGAAAGGACTGTCATGAACAACACCCAACGAATCAGCGAAGGCCCTGCATCGGCAGCACGCCTGATCGGTGCAGCCCGATGGGAGGCCCACGAGTGCGGTCACGGGACCTGTGCCGCGGCGGTGGATTGCATCGGCGAGTGCGAGCTGAAAGCTGCAGTTCTGAACCTTCCCGTCATCGACGTCCCGTTTCTCGACTCGCAGCTCAAGTGCGATCTGCCCATCGAAATGATCGAGCCCATCCCGTCCGTGTTCCGCTGGGCCGAACACCTCAAAACTGCCGCCCTAGTCATCGCCGCAATGCTGGCGCTGGCCTGCACTTTCTACGTTTCATCCATCTGAGCAACACACCGGAGAAATCACATGCTGAACATCAATGAGCAAGAGCTGAAAGAAGCCATCGCACAGAAGGCTGCCGACGAGATTCTGCGGTCGGACGACGACCTGACATCCATGGTTTCAAAGGAGGTGAAGTCACGGCTGGATGTGATCTTCATCGACCGCGCCGATAAGCAAATTCAGGCCGCTATCGATCACGCCGTGCAGACCGCATTCGACCGCGAGTACCAGCGCGTCACATCTTGGGGAGAGGCGGACGGCCCGAAGACCAGCATCCGCGCTCAGATCGACAAGGTGATCACCGGCTACTGGAGTGAGCAGGTCAACGCGAAATCCGGGAAGCCAGATTCTGGCTATGGGGACAAGGTGACCCGTGCTGAATTTCTGGTCACGCAGATGTGCGCGAAGGACTTCAGCGAGCAGATGCGCAAGGACGCCACAAACATCACAGGCGCCCTCAAGGACGGCCTCAGGAACCAGCTCGCCGCCGTCATGGACAAGATGCTCAGCGAGCTGTTCCACGTCAGGAGCCTGCAGGACCAAGGCAAGGTCGAAAAGCCCTACTAAGCCACGACCAACCACACAAGAGAGCCACATGAGCAACGAACTTCAAACCAAACAAACCGGCGCGCTGGCACAGGCATCTGGCCGCATGGCTGTCGCCGACATCATCAGCCACGTCGCGCTGGTGCAAGAGGTGATGCGCGCGGTGATGAAGCCCGATGTGCATTACGGGATCATCCCGGGCACCGACAAGCCCACGCTTTACAAGCAGGGCGCCGAGGTGCTGTGCATGGCCTTCCGCGTGGCTGACACCTATCAGGTCGAGGACCTTTCGACTGCCGACACCGTGCGCTACCGCGTGACCTGTACCGGAGTGCATCAGGTAAACGGTGTTGTTCTCGGCACCGGCATGGGTGAGGCGTCCAGCGGCGAGGAAAAGTACAAATGGCGCAAGGCCTGGGACGAGGAATTCGACGCCACCCCTGCAAACATGCGCCGCATCAAGTCTGGCAAGTACAAGACCAAGCAGGTCCGCACCGAGCCAGCCGATCTGGCCAACACCATCCTGAAGATGGCGAATAAGCGCGCCAAGATCGCCATGACCATCAACGTGACGGCCTGCGGCGACATGTTCGGCCAGGACCTTGAGGACATGGATGAAGCGCTGCGCGACCACCTTACGCGGCATGGGAAGGATGCACCGCCGCAAGACCAGGATCAAGGTCGCCAAGCCCCGCCAGAGTGGCCCGCCGAATCCTTCGCCGCCCAGCTTCCGCGCTGGACCAAGGCAGTGCAGACCGGAATGAAGTCCGTGGACGACATCCTGACGATGGCCAGATCCAAGGGCGCGCTGTCTGCCGATCAGGAAAAGTCGATCAAGGCAATCAAGGCCGCGCCCGCCGCCGATGTCACCGACGTGCAGCCCAAGGGCGAGCCTGCCATGAGCGCTGCAGAGCAGGAAGCGCACGCCGAGTTCCTGGCTGGGCTGGAGGGCTGAACGATGGACTGGAAAGCGCATAGCAAAAAGATAGCGGATCACACCGCGATGCTGAAAGCCCTTCAATCCGGGACTGCAACCCCTGAGCAACAGCAAGCCGCTTTTGCGCACCTGCAGTCCGTCAAAAAGCAGCACAACGACGATCTGCGTGATGCGGAACGCGATGCCCGCAGTGCGTACAGCGAAGGCCGGTCAGAAGGCTACGGGGAAGCTCGTGGCGACATCTGCGGCCCCGGCATTTACTAATCGGAGAACACCATGAACATCAAAGCCACCATCGTCCCATTCCAGCAGGGAACCGCTGAATGGATGCAGCACCGAAGCCGCAGCCTGAACGCCAGTGAACTCGCCGTCGCCATGGGAATTTCCAGCAACATGCAGCGCAATGAGCTGATTCGATGCAAGGCCACCGGCATCCAGTTTGAGCACAGCGATTTTGTCGAGAAGCGCGTTTTCGCACCGGGTCACCAGTACGAGGCCATTGCCCGCCCGTGGGCGGAAGAAATCATCGGAGAAGACCTGTACTGCAGCGTGTTCGCCGCCGAGGTGGACGGTTTGCACGTATCCGCCTCGCTGGATGGTCACACGCTGTTGAACGAAGTGACCATGGAGCACAAGCAGCTCAATGACGAACTGGCCGCCAGCCTTGACCGCGGCATCATCCCGGATGAATTCCATCCCCAGATGGAACAGGGCCTGATGCTGACCGGCGCCACGCGCTGCCTATTCATGGCATCCAAAGGCGACCGCGAAACCATGCGCTGCGCTTGGTACGAATCGCGACCAGAGCTGCGCGCCAAGATCATCCCGACGTGGAAGCAGTTCATGGCCGATGTTGCGGCCTACGTTCCCGCCGCCGTCGAAGTCAAGCCAACCGGAAAGGCCCCGGAAACCCTGCCGGCCCTGCACATCGTCATTCAAGGCGGCGTGTCGGCCAGCAACTTGGACGAGTTCAAGGAAACAGCGCTGGGCGCGATCCGCTCGGTCAACCGTGAGCTGACCACCGATGTGCACTTCGCAGATGCCGAGAAGGCCGTCAAGTGGTGCAGCGACATCGAGGACCGCATCAAGGCCGCGAAGGACCACGCACTGAGCCAGACGGCCAGCATCGACCAACTGTTCCGCACCATGGACGAAATCAGCGCCGAAGCGCGCCGCGTGCGTCTGGACCTCGACAAACTGGTGAAGGCTCGCAAGGAATCCATGAAGGCCGACATCGTGGCCAGCGGTGTTTCCGCAATGGCGAAGCACATCCGCGAACTGAACGCATCCATGCCGGCGAATTACATGCCGGTGGTTCCTGCTGACTTCGGTGGTGCCATCAAGGGCCTGCGGACCATCGACAGCATCACGAACGCCGTCGACACGGAACTGGCCCGGGTCAAGATCGCCGCCAACGACATCGCGAACCGCATCCACGCGAACGTCAAGACGCTGCACGAATCCGGCCTTGTGGTGCACGACACCGCTGCCCTGGTGCTCAAGCAGCCAGACGATCTGGCTGCGGTGATCGCCCAGCGGGTTGCAGCAGAAAAGGTGCGAGTCGATGCGATCCGCGCTGAAGAGCACGCCAAGTTGATGGTGACCGAGAACAACAAGGCCCAGACCGCAATTCAAGAGGCTACACAAGCCGGAGAGCTGCCAAAAGTGCTTGCCGATGCACTGAGCGAAACTGCAAACTTCCTGACGGCCAGCTCAGTCGCTGACGCAGCCATCAAGACCGCCGCCAAGAATCCCGACAGCGGCGCCCGCCTCACGCTCGGTCAACTGAACGACCGCCTTGCCCCGGTCAGCATCAACGTCGCCGGCCTGCATGAACTTGGCTTTGATCCTGTCGAGCAGGTGAAGTCCGCGCGGTACTTCCGTGAATGCGACTTCCCTGCGATCTGCCGGGCCATCAGCGCGCACGTCCTGGCTGCTTGCGCTACGGAGGTGGCATGAAATTCAACCTAATCAACCCCAGCGATGCCTACCACTTCGAGGCTGACGACCTGCAGATCGCTTCCGTGATGGTCTGCATCCTGGGCAACGGCAAGTACGGCGCCGACGCACTGGGCGCCGATTCCGGTGATGAGAACAACGTGCCGATGTTCCTGTTTGGCGGCCATGACGAATGGTTCACCAAGACCTTCGGCATGGACTTCGAGGCCGTAGCCACTAAATGCATTGAGCATCGCGCCGACGCAATGGCCCGTGCGTTCGATTCCGTGACACTGACCAGTCCACCACGCAGCAGCATGAACAACATCGGCGGCCGAGCTCGGTCTTTTGCCGATGGTGTGCGCCGGCAGGCTGCAGCGTAATGCCAACCCACAACGACGAAACCCTGCTAGAGCGCTACCAGCGCGAGCACCGGGTATACGAGGGGATGAAGATGAGCGAACAAACGATGAAGTGCTACAGCACAGATGACGAAACATACAACCACGCGGATGACTTCTGCGGGTTCATTGACTCCCTCGACGGCGCAGAAGTTGGTCAGACCTACTACGTGGCCGAGTGCAAAACGCTGGAGCCAACCGAGCCGATCAGCCAGTTCACCGTGGACCACATCCTTGAGCAGTTTGACGAGGCCATCTACGAAGAAATTGGCGAGGTCTACGACAACGAGTGCAGCTCGGTGGATGGCGTGGCAAAGCTTGAGTTGCGCGAGCTGCTGGAGTCGTGGGCGCGAAAGCATCTGAAGCTTGGCAGCTACTTCAAGATCATCGGCAAGCCGCAGGCCGTTCAGTTCACCGCCGAGGAATTGCCATGAGCAAAGCTGAAGAATTGGCGGACAAACTGCTGACCATGCAGCAGTCCGGCCTTTGGTACAGATCGCAAGATGCCGCAGCCGAACTCCGCCGCCTGTCCGCAATCAATGTGGAACTGTTGGAGGCGCTGACAGGATTTGTTGATCATGGAACATGCTTCGATGAAATCGATATGGCGAAGGCCCGCGCAGCGATTGCCAAAGCACAAGGAGAGCAAACATGATTGACGAACAGAAGCTGCGCTGGCTGGCGCACAAGTTCCTTTGCGAACCGGTCAGCCGGAGCATCACCGAAGTCGAGCAAGGCGGTGAAGCCATCCTCGCCCTGCTTGACGAACTGCAATCGCTTCGCTCCGAGCGCACGGCATGGCGGGTGACTGCGGAGAACGCGGAGAAGGAGCTTGCCGCTCTGAAGGCTTCGCTTGGATATCCTGTGGCATATGCGAACCCAGACGACATGCTTTGCGCCGATACATCTTTCAGGTGGGTCCGAATTGGCCGCTGGACCAATCCTGTTTACGCAATGAAGGAAACACCATGAAGCGAGTAACCGTAGCCGACGCACCGGCTATTTTGGACACACACGAAAAGGCGTTCTGGGCTATCGGCTGGAACGCCTGCGCAGAAGCCATCGAGGCCGACCGGGTAAGCCGGGATGTGCCTGAAACGCCGGAACGTGATGCGATTGCGGTGAACCTGTTGCGCCATGCTGGCATAGATAAGCACAAAGCTCGTGAGTGCGCTGACCTCGTGCTTCTCATGCTCGCAGCATCCACTCAGCCGCAGCCAGTGCAGCGGGGCGAGGTGGCGTGGCTTGACGACTGGTCTCCAGCACCCCAGCCGCAACCAGTGGCGCAGCCAGTGCAGACCGGCTGGACTAAGGCGCTTGAAATCAGGACTGAGCAAGGGTGGGACTTGAAAGGAACGGCGGTGCCTGTGCTCTACACCGACTCGATCAACGGTGAGCAGGTTTGCCGTGATGACGTTTGGCTGTGTACAACCGCTGCGCTTGAGAAGACGCAGCCAGTGCAGCAATGGACGACGGGTTGTATCGAGTGCGGCGGCGTGCTCGGCCACACCCGTATGTGCAGCCAGTTCAGCGGGTACACGAACAAGCCAGCCAACCAACAGAAGGAGTGAACATGCTGACATGCCCAGAATGCGGAAGCGAAGAAGTCGCCGTTACCGCAGAACAGATGTTCATGGCGAACACCGGCGATCACTATTGCCACAGCGTCAAGGCGCAGGATAGTGATGCGAAAGCAACGTGTTTAGCGTGCCGATGGACAGGACAGCGGTCTGACCTAATTGGCAAACTTGAGGAGGAGTGAACATGGCTCTTACCGACACCGAAATTCTTGATGCCTACAAATCCAAAGAAAGCCTGCAAGGGCGCGTAGCGATCACATGGGTAGACCATGAAAACAAGACCGTGCTTACAGATGTTGGCCGAATGGCGGCCCGCGCCATCGAAGCCGCAGCCACCACGCCCCTACTGGAGCGCATCGCAGCCCTTGAGGCAGAGAACCACAACCTCAACTGGGCGCTTGGAACCGAAGGCTTCGACCAAATGGCGACACCGGAAGAACAGGCCGAGCACGAGAAGGGCCACGCGGAAGTCATGGCCAACATCGACAGACTGAAATCCCGCAGGGAACGACACGACCAGCTTGTTCCAGATGGTGTCGATTACCTAGATTTGATCGAAGCCCTGACCGCGCAAGTCGAGAAGTCGGAAGTTAAAACCCACGAATCCGGGGGAATTAAAACAGGGCAAGTCGAGCAGGCCGCGCAGCCATTCGGCTATTGGCATGTCGGCGAGACAGAGGAAGAAAGCGACTTCTTTTTGCATTCAGAGTCTGGCGATGTTTCGTGCGAAAACTGCGTGAAGCTATACACATCGCCACCAAAGGCGGCGCCACTGACCGATGAGCAGCACCCAGATGATGCCGCCGTGGATCACTTCTCGGTGGCTATGAAAGCCAAGCTTTCCGAAGCGCGTGCGAAGGGTCGTGGCGGCTGGGAGAACTGTGATCCCTACGTCCTGAGCGACATGCTCCGCGCTCACGTCGAAAAAGGAGACCCCCGCGACGTGGCGAACTTCTGCATGTTCCTGCACCTGCTTGGCCACGGAATTTACAAGCCGTCAATCCGGCCTGACTTGGCTGCTGTGTTGCAGGAACTGGACACACCGATAGCTGGGCACCTTGGTAGCCACAGCGGGGAATTTGTTCCCGGAGCGTCGAATGACTCTAGAGCATTCGACGCCTTCGAGTCGGCTATCCCGTTGGTCAGTTGGGCAGATCATGAACGGTCGTGCCGGAAGATTGCAGCGCTGTCGTCAGCACCACAAACGAACTCCGCGCAGCTACAGATGCTGAGTGAGTTTGAAGAAGGAACTCTTGTCATCGAGCACATGGGCCCTGCAGCACTGGCTGGCGACAGCATGAGCCTGATGGATGCATTTGACAAAGGTGTGAAGGCTGGGCAATCCGCACTCGCGGCAAAGAACAGAATGGAACTCAAATGACAGACCGTGAACTACTTGAGCGCTCTGCGCGGGCGGTTGGAATCGTTGGGTCTTGGGAGAAAGATACAGCCTTCATCCAAGACCGTTACTACTTCAACGTGCCATATGACCACCACAACATGCTGACCGGCTTTCGATGGAATCCACTCGCTGAAAGCGGCGAAGCTCTCAGGCTTGCGGTGAGGCTTGGAATGGTCGTTCAGATCGACATTGATGCCGGGGCTACCAGGATACTCAACGAGTACTTCGAGGTGCTGCTTATCCACCTGCACGTCGATGGAGGCGCAGAGGCAGCCACCAGAAAAGCCATCGTGCGGGCTGCTGCGTCTATGGCACCCGAAGGAGTAGAAGCCGCCCACGGAATCACACCGGCCACGGTCGAGAAAGGATGACCATGAAGATCACACACATAGGAACACCGGCCGCAGAGCGCGTTTGGGTCGGAGCCTGCCGAGGATGCAAGTCTGAAGCCGAAGCCACCGAATCTGAGATGACCCACATCACCCACGATCAGCGCGAAGGCGGATCATTTTCTTGGGAAAAGTGCCCGGTCTGCGGAAACGGCGACAAGGGCGGATACGGCGGAATGCTGTTCTACCCAAAGTCTAAGAAAGGAGCCTGACATGCCAACTGACGCACAACGCCGGAACCTTGCCAGCGCTCACCATGCAGAGGTGCGGGCTTTGAATGAGCGTATCGCACTGCTTGAGCAGCAGCTTTCAGAGGCAAAACGCCAGATGGAAATCCAGAAGGACGAATGGCTTGCTTGGGAATCGAAGCGGTCGGTCCTTGAGTCGGATGCATCCATGTTCCGATTCATGCTGGACAACGACTGCGACTTCCTGATCCATTCCGATTGCCGTGGCGCATACCTTCCACAAGGCGAGCCTTTGAAGGACTACCTTCGCGCAGCCATTACCAGCACACAGGAGCAGACATGCGGCCCAAGCGCAAAGTAGCGCCTCCAAAAACCGGATGGCCTCCAGGAATGCTTCAAGACGACTGCCGAGAACTGAGCATCTGGCTTTCAACTCGCCTTGATGCTAGATACATCGTGCGATGCATGGCGAAGAACCAACTGCCGCGCACGCTCTGCCAAGGACAACGACCATGACCACCGAAACAACGCAAGATGTACAAGGCGGATAAACCATGACAGCAACAACACTTGAAACCGTAGCGGTGGAGCTTCGTGCAATCCGCGAGTTCATGGCAACCATGGCCGATCGTCGCCTTGACCGCAAGGAGTTCGCTGATCGCCTTGGTGTGTCGCCGTCCACCCTTGACCGCCGAGTGAAAGCCAAGACCGTGCCGGCGCCAACAAACGGTCGATGGCCTCTTTCGGAGATCATCGAATGGGAGATGTCACAGAAGGGCAGCAAGCTGTGAGGCGGTCGGGTTGAAGTACGTCATGGCCTGTTTCGGGTTCTTCCACCCGAAGATCCGGCAGAGCTGCAGCACATCCACACGGCCAGACATGGCCAGGCGCGTTGCGGCCGTATGGCGAGCGTCGTGGAACGTGAATCCCTTCAAGCCTGCGCGGTCGCGGTACTTCCTGAAATTCGCGTCCAGAGATTGCGAACTGATCCCGAACACCAGCATCGGGTCATAGCCCCTCATTCTGGCCAGTAGGCGTCGCACGTAGGGCGACTGAGGAACATCCCTCCCCTTGCCAGTTTTGCTGGTCCTGACGCGCACATAGTCATCGTGCACATCATCCCATCGCAGGGCGCACAGTTCACCGGCCCGCATCCCGTTTGTCAGCGCCACCAAGAAGCACATGGCGCAGGATTGAGCCACCGTCCGCACCGGCACACCGTGGCCCATCGCTCGCAGCACTCGGCGAATCTGCCAGCCGTGAATCACAACCTCTCGGTGGTCCGGGTTCTGCGGTCGTCCAACATCCCGCATGGGGTTCGATGCTATCCACTGCCACTCACGGCGCGCAATCTCGAACACGTTTCCAAGCAGCGTCATGTCGCGCAGAACCGTGCCGCGTGCATTCTTCTTGAGCCTGGAGTCTCTCCACGCAACCAGATCGGCAGTGGTGATGTCTGACAGCTTGCGATTCAGTGGAAGAGCATGCTTGCGGTAGGCGTCCAGCCGGATGATTTCCTTGGCTTCTCCGCGCTTGCGCGGGCTTACCTCTTCAGAGTACCGGGTTAGTGCCTGGTTGAGTGTGAACACAGACCCTCCAGCACCTGACGACACCGCCAGAATCTCAGCCGTGCGCCGCGCCCTGTACTCGTTCGCCTCGCGCGCAGTCTGGAACGTGCCTCCGTCCCGCTGGCCATTGACCATGAACTGGATACGCCACGTCCCCTCTGCGGTCTTCTTGGGCTTTGCCACCGTGAAAACTCCCGTGTGATTTCCGTGAACTGCCGTGCAAACGAATGGTGAACGCAGTCATCATACACATCCATCAAGTGCTTCAACCCGTTGTTTTGATTACGTTTGATGCTTGCACGTCATCATTTGCTAGCGTATAGTGGTGCCTCGAACCGGGGTCGGGAATGGCGCAAACACTAGTGTTCTTGGCGATTCCGTGAAATACCCGGGCAAGCAAGAAGACGAAACCCGCAAAGGACGGCTATCCGATGCTGGCTTCTGACCACAAGCGAAAGGACAGCATGATGGCTACCCCGTATGTTACCGCTGAACGATTGAAACACCTTCTTGACTACAACCCTGAGACGGGTGACTTCTTCTGGAAGGTCCAGCGTCGCGGAAAGGCAAGGATTGGGACAAAAGCCGGAACTCATGCCCGTCGTGGTTACTGGGAAATATCAATCGACAGCCACTCATACGTCGCACACAGGCTGGCATGGATGTACGTTCACGGAGTGATGCCATCTGGCGTGATCGATCACATCAACAGAAACAAGCTGGACAACAGAATATCCAATCTCAGAGACGTTACGTCATACCTGAACTCCAAAAATACTGGTCTTTTCAGCAGCAACAGCAGCGGAGTAAAAGGGGCGTACTTCCATAAAAAGCAAGGCACCTGGATCGCCTACATCGCCGATCTCGGGGAGCGTCACCATCTTGGATGCTACTCAACGAAAGAAGAGGCTGAAGCTGCAAGACAGGGAGCCGAGAGGATTATCTTCAAGATCCGAGGAATCAAGGACCTTGAGTTGTACTGAGCCAAAGTCACACACCGATGCCGACAAAAAGAAAATCCCACCAGCCCGAAGACCAGCGGGCAATTTCTTGGGACTCGAACGGTCAGGGCGCAGCAGCCAGCGACTTCCTCAGCTTCTCCCCCAGCGTAGCGTCCCGCCGCGGTGCGTCAATCTCTGCCGCTGCCTCGTTCAGATCGCGCATGACCGCGGTGCGCTCTTCGTCTAGGGCCTTGATGGCTTCGCTGTCGCCCACGGTTTCCATCGCCTCTTTGTTGAGTTCGCGCAGATCCTTGACGACCCGGTTCTTCTCCTTCTTCAGCATCGCCTCGGGCTTGTCGGCCTCGATGCGGTCGGCCGCGTCCAGATCACCCTTCTTCTCGGCAGCACGGATCAGCTTTTCCGCCTTCTCGATGGCGGTCAGGTTGTCGTAGTACCGGCTGCGCTGCACCGATGCGTCGTCCACCTCGCCATAGAAGCGGCCGAACACCGGGAGTCCGGTCGGCTTGGTGTCTTCGCCTTTGGACATGGCGATGCTGGTGTTCACGGTCTTCTCAATTTCTCGCAGAAGGCCACCGCCGACCACCTGGGCCAGGTAGCGCACCATCTCCGGCGTCGGGCTGACCCGGCCGGCCTCGTACTCGTCGCCGCCGCTGACCTTGTTCAGGATGCGGCTGATTTCTAGGTAGGCCTGACCGGTTGGCGCGCGCAGCGTTCCTTCCCGGGCGCGCTCGAAGCCTGGTCGCGGATCGTTGCCGTAGCCCTCGCGCTCGATGGCGGCGCCGGCAAAGTTCTTGTTCGACAGAACCTCGATCACCGGGTCGATCACGGTCGGCGCCACGGTGCGCAGCGCGCCATCGGCGGTGAAGATGTTGCCGCCACCCAGTGGGTTGAACGCGCCGGCAATCTCTCCAACGGCTGCGAAGCCCTTGGTGATCGCATCCTTGCCGCCGTCCATCGTGAGTTCGGCCAGCACCCGCCCGGTGTTCGGCAGGACGTGCAGGCCCAGCGGCAGCGGGATTGTGAAGTACCGCTTCTTGCCTTCGTCGTCGGTGCCCAGCGGGATGATGATCGCACGCGACTTCACGAACTCCGGGATTTCGTCGTCATCGTAGCCAGCGGCCAGCAGCATCACCGCCTGCAGCACGCCCAGCGACACACCGCCTGCGATGATCTTGGCGCCATCCGGTCCGGCCAGGGTCTGCAGCGTGCGCGCGGAGCCCTGAACCGATGCGTTGAAGAAGGCGTACAGCGGCCCCAGCTCCCGGCCCATGCGACCTTTGCGGTTGAAGTCGACCGTCAGCTCGCGCCCAAGGCGCGCGGCTTCCGGCCGGCTCATGCCTTCCTGCAGGGCCTCGCGGTACGCGGCCAGGCGGACGGCGTTTTCCAAGGTCGTGTTGAAGATGTCCAGCGCACCCAGCACCTTTCCGGCCACCTTGTCCGTGGTCAGCTTGCCGGCCTTCTCCATCGCCTTGAGTTCGGCTTCCAGTGCCTTGGCGCGGTCGTTGGCGTCCTTGAACATCTCGCGGTAGCCGGTCTGCCCGCCGTCCTGCTGGAACTGGCGGAACAGCCGGCCCCACTCGCCGGACTTCTTGCCGGACAGCTCCAGACCGATGCCCTTGAGTGCACCGGGTGTCATGGCCAGGACCTTCAAGGTCTTGCCGCGCAGCTTGGTCGAGCTCAGGTTGATCGCGCCGCCCAGCGTGTCGCGCGTCAGGTTCACCAGACCGAAGGCCGGGTTGTACTGCGTGTTCACGCTGGCCAGCCAGCGCGTCGTCTTGCCGACGATGCTCCCGGCGATGTCGAACTTCGTCAGGCCGTCCATGTTCTTCAGGTTCTCGGCCATGCGCAGCCCGCGCGGGTCGTTGACGTTGACCATCAGAACCCGGTCTTCGCCGTTCACCTTGAGCACGATGGCGCCTGGCAGGCTCTTGTACATCGGGTTCGGCCGGCTGACCACGCGGCCCAGCGTCGGGTCCACGGTCTTGATCGTCGGAACGCCCATCATCCCGGCTTCTGCCACGGTCGGGTCAACGCCCATGCGTTGCAATTCCCTGCCGATGGCTTCCGGTCTCATGCCGGGTTTGATCGTGGTCCAGAAGTCGGGGTTCGGGTTCGTCAGGGCCAGGCCGTACAGCGCCACCGCCACGCGGTTTTTCTCCGCCCGGGTGATCGCGGCTTCCCGCTGCATCAGGACGTGCGCCAGGATGTTCGTCGCCTGCTTGGTCGAGCCCACGGCGCGCTTGCTGCTGCCACCGCGCACGCTCATGCCTGAACCAGTCGGGTGCTGGTTGCCGTTCTCGGCCTCGTCGCGGAACAGCGGGACATAGCTCTTGTATGCGCCGGTCCATGCATCGATCGTTTCCTGCTTCTCCAGACCTTCGTCCACCAGCAGTTTCGTCGTGCCCTGGGTGATCGCGTCGACCCGCTTGGCCATGGCAGTCAGAACCATGCGCTTGCCTTCGGACAGCGCGGCGATGTGCTGCTTCGCTGCCTCGGTGGTCATCAGCACGCCCTTGCTGTTCTTGCCGGCGCCGCCGTCTGGCAGATCAGGGTTCACCTTGGCGATCTGCTTGTTCCGTTCCTCGGCGTGGCGCGCGTGCAGGTAGTCGGCCAGATCGACCATGGTCACGTTGTTGCGTGCCATGGCGTCCAGCAGCGGCTTGGCCTCGTCGTCAAGGAACTGCTTGGCGCGTGTCGCAACCCGGCCCGGGTACAGCGTCTCCTGCAGGCGGGCGTCGAACTTCTCTGGGATGGTATTGGCCTTGGTGATGGCTTCCTGCACCCGCTTGAGGTCAATGCGGCCGTCCTGCAGCTCATAGACGATGTTGTCCAGTCGTGTTTCCTGCGGGGCATCCCAGAACCCGGGCTGGAACATCTCGGCCTGTGCCGGCTTCGCGGCGCCTGCGGCCTTCTCGGCTTCGATGGATGCCGGGGCCTTGGCGGTGCGGCTGAACCGGATGTCTGGGTTCTGTGGGTCGAAGGCTCCGCGGTTCTTCGTAGCCGACTTCACCTGTGTTGCATCCTTGAAGATGAAGCCCGTGAAACTTCCGTCGCTCTCTGGGAGGACCACTCCGTCATAGCCCATGCGCTCAAGCTCATCAACGCCGTACTTGTCGTACTCTTTCCATCCGGCCGGGTTCTCGATCTTTGCGTAAAGCTCCATGATGTTCTTGGAGCCTTGAGCGCCAGCATCACCGGACTCGATGGATGCGCGATCAGACGTGAACCAGAACAGGCCTTGCGCTCCCTTCTTGAAGTTCACCTTGTTGAACGCTCCGTCCGTGCCGTGGTACACAACTTGAGGATTCCCGTCAGCGTCAACCACTTTCGAGTCGCCGAACCATGCACGGAAGGCTGGGGTCTGGGTCTGGTCTTCGCGCATGAACACCGGCTCTTTCGCTGCGCGCGCACTGTCCGCCTTCTTCCCGACTTCAAGGAACCGCTGCGCATTCACCAGCGCGCCCTGCAGCTCGGCATGGGTCATCTTCACGTCGATGCCGATGGAGCGCAGGAACTCGACCACCTTCGCATAGACCGACTTCACGAACCAGAAGCCTGGGCGGAAGTTGCCGTCTGCGTCCACAGCCTGCTCGACCACCTTCGCGGCAATCTCGTCGGCTTCCTGCATCTCGGACAGGTTGAACTTTCCGGCGTCGTCAACGTAGGCTGCGCGCACGTCCTTGCGGATCGCGGCCAACGGCTTGTTGCCGGTCTTCAGGGCGAGCTGGATGTTCCCCATGAACTTCTTCCAGTCGTCTTTCCCCAGCATCTCTCGCAGGCCGTGGTGAGCGATGGCCTCATGGGTCAGCACCTCCATGGCCTTGGCCTTGTCGCGGATGTTCTGCGCCACGAGGTAGACCTTGCCGCCGAAATACACGCCGTGCACGTCGCCCGGGGCAGGCATGGGAAGGTCTTTCGTCGTCGCCACCACCGTGACGTTCGGGCCGTTCTCCCAGCGCTTGAGCACCGGGGCGATGGCCTTCTGCAGATCGGCGGTCTTCATGCCACGCTGCATCGGCGTGGTCATCTGGCGGAAGAGTTCGGCGGTCAGCGGTCGGCTGTAGAAGATCCGTTCGTCTTTGGAGGTCGATGCAAGTTGCGCTCGTTGGCGAACAAGTTGGTCCAGTAGGCTTTCACCCGCACCGGCCCGCCCTGATCCATCGCCACCCGTTCCCCGTCCGCGTAGAAGGGAACGGAACACAGCGCCTCGCGCAATCGTTCGCCACCCTGCTCCAGCAAAAGCCGCTCGGCGTCCAGCTCCTCGTCGGTCGGCAATGGGGCCTCCGGAAAAAAGATCCTTGACCCCTGCCGGATCAAGTCGTTTTTTGTCATCGGCTGAGAAGGTGCCGGATTCTGGGTCATAGGTGAGTTGAGCAGCTTCGGGATATGCGCTGTCCAGCGCCTTGACGTTCAGCTCAACCAACCGCTGGATGTTGCCCACGTCATCGCCGTAGACCCATTTTAGGGCCGGAATCCCCAAGCCGGTAGCCCCGTCCGTCTGCCTCGGGTGCGGCGCCAGGTGGCGTGTCGTGCCGAACTTGAGTGCGCTCGACAGCATGTGCTCGGCGCGGCGGCGCATGGCCTCATCCGACAAGCCGGCCGGGTCACCGATGAACATGCGTCCGGTGTTGTGAGCGAACGTGGCGGCGATGTTGTAGACCCGGGCACCGTTTTGACCTGGCTTCAGGTTCGACACGTCGATCCACACGTCTTCCATGTCGTCCGGTACATCCTCAGGGTTTTCACCCGGGCGGCCGGTTTCCCATGTCGTGTTGTTGTCGGCGTCAGTCTCTGCGCCGTAGACGCTTCGCGGGCCGGACTTGCGCACCGTGATCCTGGCCGGCGTTCCGTCCGGCATGGTCAGGGTGTACATCGTCTCGTTGCCCGGCAAATCGGTCTTGCGGACCTTGATTTCCGGGTCGTGATCGGCCGTGATGCCTTCGATGGTGTCCTTGTCGGACTTCGGCATCGAATACAGGTCATCGGTTTCGGAGAGGATGGCCAGGGGGTCGGCGCTGCGGGAGAACATCGGCTTAGTACCGCCGTCGCGCCCATCCTCGACCGTCAGCGTGAAGCTGTCGGCGCCGGACTCGCTCTCGCGCTTGACCTGGGCGCGCGCATCCAACTCATCAGCGCGGCTTACACGTTCCTGCTGGGCTTCGATGTCGGCGCGCGTCGGTGATTTCAGCGCTGCATCCTCGCGGCGCTTGAGCATCGCAGCCATCTCGCCAAAATTCGGAGCGTCATCCTCCAGTCGCTGGGTGATCGAGAACATCACGCCTTCCTGCAATCCGGACTTCTCCAAATGGTCCAGCAGAGCGGTTCGCGTGATGTCTCCGTTCATGTAGTCCACGACTTGGCGCATGGCCTTCGTCTGGTTTTCCGGCTGTCCTTTCAGCGGTGTGCCGTACTGCCATCGGTCCTGTCCGGTCAGGCGCTCTCGGCGCTCTTTCCTGCGGTCGCCTAGCGTCAGGTAGTCCACCTGTTTTTGCAGCATGGCATCGGCGATGGCCTTCGCCTCGGCCAGCGTCTTGGCGCTGCTGTCGTTTGATCCAGTGCCTTTGCGGATGCCGCCCTTCTGGTAGGACCCGACGTAGAAATTCCCGTCCGTGGTCCGTTGCGGCATGATGGACATTTCAAGTCGCCCGCCGTCTTGCAGTTTGGCGATGCGCTTGAACAGATCCTTGGCGCCTTCGATGCCCTTCTCTGCCGTCCAGTCGTCGCCAAGCTCCTGCAGAGCAAGACTGCGGCGGGTCTTGGTGTCTAAGATGGTTGGGCTGTAAGCGGATTGCTCGGCAGGTTCCAGCAGATCGCGCGCCTTCTGCGCCTGGGTCCGACCAACAACCACGCCGGTAGCGCTCGGGAGAATGGACTTGGCCGGGATTCCGGCAGCGGTCAGGCGTTCGCGCAGCGCCTTCGTGTCGCCCCTGACGGATAGGGTTTCGTCCGGGCGGTCGGTCAGGCTTTCGCCGGTTCCTTCGCGCGCTTGGCCTTGTTCGCCATCATCTTGGCCAGGATCGCCACGGCCTGCGGGCTTGGCTGCTTCTGCGACGGCTGCGGTGATGGCTGCTTTGACGTGCTCATGGTATTCCTGCTGTGTGGCGTCAGGGTACTGTAGCGCAACACGCTCCAGAATGGTTTCGGAATCTTCGCCCATCGCCTCCAGTTGAGCGGACAGCGCGGCGACTTCGGCTTGGATTTCCGGGCTGGCCTGTTCGTAGCCGGTGCCCTGGGCGTCATCTTCGGTGTAGCCGTCATCGTCCAGCGAGGCGAACGGGTCTTCTTCGCTCTCCTGCTGGGCCTTCAGGTGGTCCTCGAACCGGGTCTGGGCCTCGGCTTCGGCCACGGCTTCCCAGCCTTCTGCGGTGTACTGCGGGCTGGCGATGCTGCGGCGGATGATGTCGCTCGCGGCGTTCTCGGTTTCATCGGTGATGAAGCCGGCTTCCTTGAGGTCCTGCCCGGCCTGCGCCAGGGTCTTGCCGCTGTCGGTGAACAGCCAACGGTTGCCGATGCGCACGTTCTTGTCGAACCCGGAGTCGGCCATTGAGGACTTGGCCAGCCCACCGCGCGCCAGGATGAACCCATGGGCGGACAGCGGGCCTTTGTCTCCCGTGTCGGCGCCACGGATGCGGCGTGCCGCGGATTCCTGCGCAGCGATCTGCTTCGCGCTCATGGGCTTGAGGATGAACCCCTTGCCGTCCGGCGACTTCACCACGCGCTTGTCGGGGTGCAGCTTCTTTTCCTTGCGCGCGGCCAGCTCAGTCTTGAAGGGCTTTCCGCCTTCGCTCAGGGGTTGGCTGTTCTGGCCGAGCAGTTCGGACTGTGATAGCGATGGCGAGCTTTTCGCCATCTCGACGCGCTCCTTCGCGATGACGGATACAGATTCATCAAGGCGCCTCCGAACGCTCTCGCGCAGCGCTTCAACACGCTTGGCGCGCTCCGGGTCTGTTGCAAATTTCTCCGCAAGATACTCGCCAGCCCGCCGACCACCCCTGGCGATTACTGGATCAACGTCCGTCACCCCATCCGCTTGAACGTCACCGGCTCCAGTCGCTGCGGGTAGTCCTGCGGCTGCGGCTGCATTGATTCCTGCTGGCGCTGGCGCTTCAACTGGCGCGGCGGCTGCTTGGGCTTCGGTTCCTGGCGCTGCGTTTTGGACATTGGATTGCTCGGTGGTCGAACTCGGGAACTCATGCACCAGCGGGATCAGTTCTTCGGCGGTCGCATTCAGGCGGATCGCGCGCACCGGCTTTCCGTTCTGCAGCTTGGCAATCGCTTGGTGATGCCCGTCGATGATGTGCCCGTCAGCGGAAATCAGGATCGATCGATCGGTGTCGCGGTCGGCGGCTTCCTGAACCTTGGTCTGCGAGAACTCGGCTTGTGTCGGCTTCAGTTCGGCGGGGTCCACCTCGACCTGTTCATGCGTCACGCCCCGGGCGTTCAGGAAGTTGACCATCGGCCCCCTGTGGGCCGTCTTCACCTGCGGCATCTCGGCGCGCGGCACGTTCAAGGTGCCGGTCTGCTCGGGGAATTGCTGCCACTCGGTGTTCAGTGCCGGTACGGCGCCCGGTTGATCGATTCCATCCACACCAGCGCCGCCCAGTCCTTGCGCTTCTGCTGCTGCGGTGTCAACGGCGGCTGGGCCGGCTTCTTTGGGTGCATCCTGTTGCTCCAGTGATTCGATGTCGGCCATGGTCGACAAAACAGAGTCAAGCATGGCGTCACGCTGCTGCTCGATGGTCGTCGCCAGGGTGTCAAGGCCGTCGAATGGCTGGGCCTGTCCGGCGTTCACCAGTCCTGTGACGGCCTTTTGAATGAAGCCTGGCACCTTGTCGGCCGGCACCTCGGCCAGCTTGTTGGCGATGGCTTCCTGCGCCTTGGGAGACAGGCCGGCCAGTTGCGCAGCCTGCTCGAAGTTCCAGCGCGCGGCGGTCTGCACCACGGCGTCACCTGTCTTGGCGCCGGCCATGCGCGTGTCGCGGTAGCGTTGCTGCAGATCGGGTCCGAAGTCGGCCAGCGCCTCGGTCTCTCGCTCGGTTGTGAACGCGGCCATCTCGGTGTTCTGGCGGCGCTCCAGCAGCGCGGCCGCAGTCTCGTCGCCGGTCTTGCGCAGGGCTTCGATCTGGGGCGTGCGGTCCACTGGGCGGGCGAACTGCTTGCGCGCCTCGCTGATTGCCACCGGACCACCACCCATGACGGCCGTCTGTCCGATGGTGACTTTCAGCGTGTCGCCGGCCTGCTGCAGGTAGTCGGACAGCGCGGCCTCGGGGTTCTGCGCGCCCGGGCCGTACTTGTCGCCCAGGAACTGCACCAGCGTGGTCAGTTGCTCGCCTGGGATTTCCTTCATGATCTGGCGCGCGAAGATCGGTGCCAGCTCTTCGGCTGGGATGCGCGCGGTCAGGCCCTTCAGGATCTTGATCTGTTCGCCAAAACCGAAGCGCTCGCCCAGCACCTCGGCGCCAGCCATGACGCCAGCGCGCGCGGCGGCGGTTCCGCCGTCGAGTCCAGAAGCGCGGCCCTGGCTGTACTCCTGCGCGGCCGACTGCCCGAACAGGGCCGTCATCGCCGGCCCGCCACCAAGCCCAATGATCAGCGTCGGCGCCGTCTGCGTGATGCTGTTGGCGATGTCGAACACCAGCTTGTCGTTGCCGGCCTTGGGCTGCAGCGGTGCTGCGATCTGGCGCCCGGTGCGCGCCGTGCGAGCGGCCACATCGGCCACGCCATCGGCACCAACGAAATCGGCAGCGGCCTCAACGGCGCCCGGAAGCACCTGGCCCAGACCGGTGAAGCCGGCCACCACACCACGCGCGGCCGGGTTCTTGATCGAATCCCGGATGTCCATGCCGATTCCGGCGGAAGTCGGTACCGGTGTCGCGATGGATTCACCGCGGCGGACGGGCATGTCGTCAATGGCGCGGCGCGTCTCGCTGGCTTCGCGGAAGCTCCACGACTTCTCTGGCTGCAGTTGCACGCCCTCCAGCACACTGACCTTCTTGGCCGCTGGTGCCGCGGTGTCGGCCATCAACTGGTCGGCGTGGTCCTCCCATGCAGCGCGCACCGGGGCGGCAGTCTGAGCGTCTTCCTTTGCGCGGTAGTCGGACAGACCCGCATTGCCGCGGCCAGCGCCGGCCGTCGATGGCGTGACGCCAGCGGGCAAGTCCTGCTGTGCTGCAGGCTTGTCAGAAAGCCAAAAATCCCCGCCAGATTCGGCAGGGACTGAGGTTTCAGCAGGGGCGTCGTCTTCCCAGAATTCTTTTGCCATGGCTTACTGCTTGATGCGGACGGACCCGTCAGGGGCGGTGTAGCGCGTGCCCTTGGGCAGCGCCGCGTGTTCTGCGGCTGTCGTGACAGTCACCGGGCCAGCTTGTCGCGCGGGTTGTTGCGCAGAAGACAGGCCGGCGCCCTGCCCTTCGATGTTCGCAAGCTGGCGCTGCATGTTCGCGACGTGATCGGCCAGCATCTGCTTGGAGGCTTGATCGGGAACCTTGGCGATGTCGGCCGTCGCCGCGGCAATCTCGCGCCGGATCGCAGCCGGGTCTGCGCCCATGCCGCCCTGAACCTGCTTTGCCATGTCGCGCTCGCTGGCGTTAGGAGCTTTTGAAGAACCGAGTCCATGGCCTTTCGCTCCAGCGCCTTCAGCCAGCATCGACTGATAGGTTTTGCGCTCTTCGCCGTACTGCTTGATCGCATCCCGGATGGACTGCAGCTCTTCGTGCTGCGGCGTGCCGGGCTTGGCGTTCGCGTAGGCGCGCTCCTTCAGCAGGGTGTTCAGCGTCTTCTGGGCCTCGGACTGGCGTCGGCCGGCATCGCTGAACAGCGAGGTGTAGCGCAGGCGCTCTTCACGGCCGATTTCCTTGTCGCCTCCGGTCTGGCGCCGGTAGTCGATGGTCTTGCGCTCTTCATCACCGCGGGCCTTGATTTCCGCAAAGGTCAGTTCGCTCTTGGCGCCGGCCTTCTCAAGTTCGCGCTCGAACTTCATGTTTTCGTTCAGCCATCCGAGCTTCGTCTTGAAGTCCACCCGGGCGGAATCGCGCACCCACTGCTCGGCGCCGCGCTCGCTGTTCTCGTAGTTGCCGACGATCTTGGTTTCCCCGCTGGGCAGCACGACCTTGAATGAAACCGTCTTGCCATTCTGCGAAATAGCGGGCTCAACCTGCATTCCCTGCAGTCCTGGCGCGTTGGATTTCGTCAGCGCTTCGGAGGCGCGCGCAGACCAGTCCGGGCCGGACGATGCGATGCTGAGGATCTGGCGGTTGAACAACTCGTTCACCTGGGCAATCTCTTCGTCCTTCAGCGCCTTCTGGGTCTTGGCAGCGGTCGATGCGCTGTCGGCCAACTTCAGGCCGCGCTCGGCGTCGATGGGCATCGCGGCTTCGCTCATGCGACCCAGCGTGGCCGGCGTGCTGTTGTACTGCTGCTCTGCGGCCTGTGCCTGCTTCGGATCGCGATAGGCGGTGTCTTGCACGCGGGTTGCGCTGGCGAGGCTCGGGCGCTGATCGGCCACCATGTCGCCCATGACGGCCGCGGCGTCGGCATCCTTCGTGAACGCATTGCTCCCGGCGTCGTCGGTCACCTGATACCCGGCGTCCACCTGGGCCGGTCGGGCGGCTGCGGCCAGCGATGTTTTGAGCTGCTGCTTCTGGGCGCGATCTTCTCGGATGGCGGATCGCTGCTCGTTCTGCCATGCGATATCTTCGTCCTCTCGCGACAGGCGGCGCTTCTTTTCCACCTCGTTGTCGTAGGTTTTCAAACCGGCTGTGCCCATGTTGGCCAACCCCAATACCAATGCTGCACCCATGATGAGGTCCTTCTCTTTCGTGTTCTTGCTGGGGTTATCGAGCTGCGGCTCTTCCGGCTGCTTGTCCAGCCAAACCGAACATGGCTCCAGATGCCTGACCCCATTCATCAGCCTCTCTCTGCTGCGAGGAAATCAGCAGGCGGTTCGCTCCGCTCATGCTGTTTTGGTAATCCTGCAGCGCGTTGCCCATCAACTGCGTCGATTGGTTGGCTGCATTGACCGGGGCATAGGCAGCGCTCACGGCGCCATTTCCTGCCTGTGTGGCGGTGCTTGCTGCTGTGGCCTGAGCGCTGGCCAATCCGCGCCCGAGGCTGGCGGCATCCATCTTGCGGGCAAATCCTTGGGTTTCGATCTTGTCGCGCGCCGCGGTTGCGGCAGACCCTTTGGCCGATGCTGCGGCAAGGCTCATCTGGTTGTTCATGGCCAGTGAATTGCCGCTGCTCGGGTTCACGCCCATGCGCTGCTGATTACGCACCATGGCCTGGCGCTCGCCGTCTATCTGCAGACCGACATCGGCAACCGCCTTGCCGGCTTCAGCCTCGCGACGTGCTGGCGTGTCGTACTCGTTTGCGTTCTTGACGATGGAGTTTTCCAGCGGCCAGAACACCGACTTGTTGCGCGTGTGGTACTCGCCGGAAATCTGGCGCTGCTGATCCATCAGAGCAACCTGCGAGTTCGCGACCTTGCCGGCGATGGCGTTGGCTTGCCGCTGAAGGCCTGCGCTCTGAGCGTCCCTTTCGCGGTAGTAATCCAGCGTCTCGCGCGCCAACTCCCTGTCTTGGTCAGCCCCTGCAGCCGCTGTTTGCTGTGCATTCTTGCTGGCTTTGCTGGCCTTGTTCGAGGAATAGAGACCTCCAACAACACTTACAGCAGCCACACCAACGTTCCACCATGCCATATCAGGCCTCCAGTTCTTTCAAGGCGGCACCTGACCGCAAAAGTTGTGCGTTCTTCGGCCCGCCGCCGAGTTCATCAGCGGTCGAAGTCGTGTAGCGCTCCGCAAGCACAGAAAGGTCTTGCTCGTTGTCAGGGTTGCTGTGAATGTTCGTCCACGTTGCATCCTCGATCACCGTGACTGCATTCTTGGTTCCAGGCTCGCAGATGAACGTATCGCCGGCATGCACCAGCTCTGCACCGTCCTCGGTCGCAACAGCGATCACGCCCTTTGAAACGATGATGAGGTTCTGCTCTCTGTGCACGGCTCCCATGACGACAGAATCCTTTTTCAGGTTGATCTGTCGCGCGTACACCCCTGGGACAAAGTAATGAGAGAGTCCGCAGTCGATCTGAGGGAGTTGCTCAAGCACATCCTGCAACCGGTTCAAGCGGTCCATGTGCCTCGCCTTGCGCCGGCTCACAGCGAACTCGATGCGCGCGGCGAGTTCTGGCGTGATCGTCTGACCCAAGCATTCAGACAGAAGCTCCCGAATGTCGTTCTGCTGCGGCATCGCAAGGATGGACTGCAGATCGGTGTCGGTGGCGCTGTCTGTTTGCATGCTCTATATCCTCTTGGATGGCGGCGGAAAAGTCACGCTTTACGGTGTCGCAGGTGCGCGGAGCTGGTCGGCCTCTGCCCGGCTGCGGTTGGCTTCATCGGGCCGGGTGCCTGACAGGTCGCGGATCAGGTTGTTGTTCTCGCGCTGCTCGGTGGTGGCGCGGTTGGTGCTCAGGCGGAAGCGCTCGTTGTCGGCTTCCATCTGGCGCTGGAATCGAGCGCCGGCCCGGTTCTCACGGTAGAGCTCGACGCCGAGATTCAGGATGTTCGACTCGCCCAGCATCAGTTCCACGGCGCCCTTCTTGCGCGCGACGGTGCAACCGATCTTCGGGCCGCCCTGGCCGGCTTTGAAGGCCATGATCAGTGTGGCGCCGTACTGGGTTTCCTTGCTGCCGCTGGACAGGCCAGCCTGCAGGGCCTCGCTTTCGGCTTTGGCGGCGTCCGCCTGCGCCTTCACTTCGGCGCGGCAGTGGGTCAGGTAGTTCTTGTAGTCCGTGTCCGGTCCGGTCAGCACGTCAGAGACAGCGGCCACGCCAGTGGTGAGGGCTTCGCCACCTGGGATGCCGGCGCAGCCGGTGAGGCCAAGCGCGAGGGCCGCGAGAATCAGAAAACGTTTCATGGTCAGTCCTTCGGGGTTGTGGTTGGGGTGATGAATCGGCAGTACACGCGGCGTTCCCAGCGGTCTTTGCAGGTGGTGCCGGCGCAAGACTTGATCTCAACGGGAAGCCACTGCAGGTTGAAAATCGCATCGGCGCCCCCGCAAATTAATGGCACCACATGGTCAAGGTGCCACCGCGGGCATGCGCCAGACTGAAGCCCGGTAGACGGGCACGGGTGGATGCGCTGGAACTCACGCAGCACGGCGCGCGAGCGCTTGATCGATCCGTCTGCATCGCGCTCCGGTGGACCGCCGTAGCGCGGGTCTTGCGCCAGCGCCAGCGAAGCAACCAGCAGCAGGAAGACCAGCAGAGTGATGGCTCGGGTCATGGCGCTGTCAACACGGATGTGTCGTGCATCTGCATGTAGGTGCCGCCGAACCAGCGCACAGCAGCATAGACCCACTGCGCACGCACGGCCTCCCAGCGCGCGCCGTCTTTGATCAGGATGTCTCGCAGCAGGCGGTCGGCGATCACGCGGTCATCCGTGGCCACCACGCCGAGGCGGATCAACTGGTACAGCGCGTCATGCACCAGGCTCGCGCGAACGAAGCTCTTGGTGTTGATGGCCGGGCCGCTGGCGCCGTCCCATGCGTAGCCGGCCTTGACGAACAGAACACCATCGTTTCCCATCGTCACAAAGCGGTTTCCACCGGGCGCAATGGGCTTGATGCCAGTAGGCCACTCGAAGTTTTCCTCGGTCTGGTAGAGGTAGCCTTCGGTGTAGTGGACGAGCTGTAGGTCCTCTGTCATCAGGACCTCCCCACGAATTGCACCGCCTGGGCGTAGAAGCCGGGCCATGTCTCAGGGTGGAACTTGCCCGGTCGCCATGTGCGCCGATACAGCCGGCGCGCGCCATCCTCATCACCCAGCACCGGAAGGCGCTTCGGATCAGTGAACAGGAGCAGGCGGGCGGCAGCAGCGGCCAGGATGTCGTCGGTCTTGAGCGCGTTCCACAGGGCGGTTGCGTTGAACTTCACACCGCGGACTTGGCAAACGCTGTGCATCCAGTACCGGCTTGCCTCGTGGTTCACTACTCCGGTCGCGCCGCCGCCGCGCTCGAACTGCCACAGGCCCTTCGCCGGCCCGGTAGGTGTCGGCGGGTTGCCGACCAACTGCTGGCGGTGCTTGAATCGACTCTCCTGCAGCCCGATGGCCAACATCATCACGCGGGCTTCTGGTGTGTCCATGCGGGCCGGAAGCAGCGCCAACGCGGCGTCGATGGCGATCAGTGCGTCGGATGGGATTGGCGTGCTCATGGCTTGTCGTCCAAGTCGGCCCAGTCGCTTTTCAGCATGTCGGCCATGTCGTCAGCGAGACGAACGGATTTCTTGCTGCTGCCTTCCCGGCTGCGGCGCAGGTTGCCCAGCAGGTGAGCGCGCCAGACGATGCCGGCGCAGGTGATGGCCAAGCCAACCCGCAGCGACAGACCGGCGTTCACCCAGCCCTGTGCTGGTGCGTGCTCCTGCATCGACATGATCAAGCTGGCCAGCAGCGACATGCATACGAATATGAGGCCGATCTTGATGACAACGCCCTCTCTGATGTCGTTGCGCATGATCACCGCCACCAGTACCGCGACCACGAACATGCTCGAAAGCACGCTGATCATTTGCATGGTTGGAGACAGCATGTCAGTCTCCTTTCTTGGACCAAGGGAGGATGTCTGACAGCTTGGTGGTGCGGATCAATTCCACCGCCCGTTCACGACTGGCGTCAACGAGGTTGAGCCCGAACAGGCCGAGTGCAAAGGCCATCACGGACATCATCTCCGGATCGCTGATCGCAAACCACGCCGCGAGGGCTGGCGTACCGATGCCCGAGATGACCATTCCGCTCATCGCATTGAAGTACCGCACGCGCCACGTAGCGCCCGGGATGCCTCGAAGGGAAATCACGGCACCGACAAGCCCGATGAAGAAGTGGCTTTGAAAGACCTTGAGGACGAATGCGCCGATGGCACTCATGGCGGTGTAGAAGCTGTTCGGGTCTTCGTTCACAGCCCGCCCTCCGGCCATACCATCGGCGGAAGTTCGGCGATGAACGCTTCAGGAGTCGGCATGGTGCGAGCTCCGGCCATCACGTCCGCAAGCACTTGCCTCCCTGCCGAGTAGCAGGATTCCATCCACAGCGCGAAGGCCTGACCTTCGGCCTGCAGCGGTCCCGGGTAGCCGGCGCGCAGAGTGCAGGTCACGCGGTTGTCGTAGCCGCGCATCTTTGCCGTGGCGTCGATGAATGCGTCCAGCGTGGCGGTGTACTGGGCCTGCAGGTCAGCAGGTGACGGTGGCACAACCGGTAGATCGGCGTGCTCGGTGGTTTCACCCGTCTGGGCGTTGTATTCGTAGCGCATGGTCAGCTCCACGTCGCCCAGATATCGCCAGCATCGAGAGTGTCAGCCCCGGAGCGAGACAGCGCGATGCGATCCAGTGCGCCGGGAAGGTCGATGTAACCCGTGGTCCAGCACAGTCCGCCTGCCACGCGTGATGTCAGCCCCTGACATTCCCACCGGTTTGTGCCGGGCTTTCTGAACAGCGTTACCGTCCCGCGCATCGTGGTTGCGGCTGCATTTATGGATACCGGGAATCCAGCAGTGATGGCACCTGAGAATGTCCCGGCGAATATGTCATAGGACGCAGATTCAGCGTACCCGGTGACAACTACACCAGCAGATGTTCCGGCCTGTACCAGCATGGGCTGAGTGCCAGTGGTGCTCACCGCATCCAGATGCAGTTCCACGCTGGTTGCGTAAGCCGGGATGCCTGTGATGACATGAGACGTCCCCGACGTGGTGGCGACGACAGCAGAAACCTGGCGTTTTGCCTGGATCCACTCGGTGCCGTTCCACGCCTCGTTGCAGCCCAGCGTTGAGTTGAACCGCGTGTATCCAGCGGCCGGAGATCCATCGCGCTGCGCCGTGGTGCCGGATGGAAGCTTCGCGCTTCCCGTGGCACTGGTGATGCCGACCACTTCGCTGACTCTCGGGGCCTGCGATCCTGTGGCGCCAGCCGGGACAACCGGCGAACTGCCGAAAGTTTTTATCCCGTTGATGGTCTGATCGCCAGCAAGAAGCGCAACCTCGGAAGCCCGGGGAACGTTTGACCCGGTTGCTCCAGCCGGAACAGCCAGCGTGCCCGTCATGGTCACGCCACCCGTCAGCGGAACCACCTCAGATGCACGAGGCACGTTGGAGCCAGTGGCTCCTGCAGGGACAGCAAGCGTACCGGTCATCGTCACGCCGCCAGCCTTGGGCACGAACAGCGCAGGGTCGAACGTCGCCGCTGTAACCGCGCTGGCTGCAGCCTCTGCAGCCTTGGTGGTTGCGATGACGGCCTGAGCTGTTGCGATCACCGCCTGAGCCGTCGCGTCATCCTCGGAAGACTGCGCAGCATCGCGCGCCGCCAGCGTCACGTCCCGAGCTTCCAGCGTGGTGTCCATGGCCGCGACAGCCGACTGCTTGGCCTCGATGGCCGCGTCCATCTGCGTCTGGAAGTCGGGCTTCCCGGGGTACGGCGGCAGCATGGCGATGTCGTGCAAGAACGCCGCAGCCTCGTTCGGTACCGATGCCGTGATGCGCTGCGTCTTGCCCGTTGTGCTACGCATCTTCACGTCGTAAACCGATTCCGTTGTGCCGAGTTGGTTCGGCCACAGATCGATCACGCAGGACCCGGTTTCATCCGCAATGCCGCTCACCCGCTCGGGGACCACGAAGCCTTCATAGACCTCGTACCGGTTCAGGCTGAATTCGAACGAAGCGCCAGGTTCTGGCTCTCCATCCTGGCCGTGCATGGTGCACGTCACTGAGCAAACTGGAAGACTCATTGCAGCCTTTCTGTGATGGCGTTGAGGCGGTCGATGATTTGTGCGGTCGTGGCCGTGGCCGGCAGCGGTGC